TACTGATAACTCAGGCGGAGCAGGTAGAGATGGAACAGGCTCAGGTGGCGGAGGAAATAATCACACAGGTGGTAATGGTGCAAAGGGAGGAAACGGCGTAGCTATTATTACATACTACGTTAAGGCATAATTATGAGAAATTACGTATTTATTAATGAAGACGGTACAGTTCATAACATATTAAACCTAGTTGGCCCAGAAGCAATTGCTGCAAATGATGATTTAAAGGATTTGCTACATTTTGATTACACAGATTGGGCAGAAGAAGACAAGCCAGCCCCAAGCTGGACATATAACAGAGAAACAGAACAATGGAATAAGATTTTGCCATTTACTGCACCAATTCCAACAACACATCTTGTAGAGATTACAGAGCCAGCAGCGGATGAATTAGCAGGAGGTAATGAATAATGTCAAAGACATGGGCAATTTTAGTAGATAATGTTATTGGAAATGTTGTAGTTGCAGACCAGGAGTTTATTGAGTCTCATCCAGATTTTTCACAGTTAGATAAAATTGATATTACTGATTATGATCCAATGCCAGGAGTAGCATGGAAATTAGAAGATAATAAATTTATTGCACCAGAGCATGTAAAGCCAAAAGCAGATCATGTTCTAGATGACGGACTTCATGAAATCGAGGTAAAAGCATAATGGCAACATACGGAACAATTAATCAAATTTATGTACCAGGATTAGATACAGCAATTCAATCTGCAACAACAACTCTTTCAACATCAGTTGCTGTTCCGCTAATTGCTGCAAATCTTGCAGGGTTTTATAATGCTTATGAAGTAACAATTCTAAGCGGAGGATCATGGGTGAGACCAGTAAACAGCGCACCAATGGTAGAAGTAACACTCGTTGGCGGTGGCGGTGGCGGAGGCTGCACAAATGGATCTGTTAATCATGGTGGCGGTGGAGCAGGACAACTTTTAAAAAGAATTGTGAGCATTGCTTCAGTACCAGTTGGACAAGGAATTTCAATTGGAATTGCAGGAGGCGGAACTTGTAATGCACAGGGTGGAAACTCAACATTTGGAACTTCAGGACAGCCATTCTATATGGTTGCATATGGTGGAGGATCAACACAAGGTAATGGTCAATCTGGTTCATGTGGTCCAGGAGCAGATAATATTACAGGAATTGGCTCAGGTGGCGGAGGTCAAGGAGAATGGGTAAACTCATGGGGAGCAGGCGGTGGCGGTGGCGGAGCAGGCGGTGCTGGACATCAGCCTAACGTTCACTTTACAAGCTCAGGAGGATACTCAGGATACTTTGGTGGATCAAGAGCATCATCAGAAGGATCTTCAGGCGGTGGCCCAGGATGGGCAAACTCAAATGATTCTGGAAGACGTGCACAAGGTGGACAAGGTGGTTCAGGACTTTATGGACTTGCTGGCGGTGGCGGAGGATCAGGAAGAGGCACAGGTGGCGGAGGATCAAATGGCGGAGGCCAAGGTTATGGAGACTACATTGGAACACCAAGAGCAGATGCACAACCAAATACAGGTTCTGGTGGCGGTGGCGGTGGAGGAAACACTGGTGGTTCAGGAGTCTGCAAGATTACCTATTGGGTAAAAGCTTAATAATTAAAGAAATAAAAGGAGAATAAAATGCCAGTATCAATGACCCCACAGGCTGTTACACCATCTTTGTGGACATACACATACCTTCAAGCACCAATTAATGGTCAAGGGTTTACATACTTTAACATTCCAGTAGAGTTTTCTGATTTGGGAACAAGAAACGCTGGAGGAACAGCAACCTGCGATTTATCAGCAGCTGGGGTATTCAAGGTGATTGCAAACGGAAATATGACTGTAGCATTCACAAACTTTCCATCAACAGCAAAAGCTGCTTTTTGGCAAGTTGAAATCAAGGCTGGTGGATCATACACAATTACATGGCCAGGAGTCGTTAAGTGGGATGGTGGCGGAGCTGCAAACGTAGCACCACTTCTATCAACAAATACAACACTTTTGAACTTCTACACAAAAGACGGTGGAGCAACTGTCTACGGCGGATACGCATTCGCTGATCTATTTATTTAATATTAAAAGGGGAATCCATGTACGCAATAGTTAAGGATAAAGAAATCATCAACGTTGGTGAAATAACAGTATTATTTCCAAATACTTCATTTCCTGCTAGTGGCGACTATGGAGACTTTATAAAAGAAAATGATCTATATCCAGTTGTTACTGATTTAGATTATGATTCAAATACTGAAAAGCTAGTACCATGTGCTCCTTACATTAAAAGCAAAAAGGTTTATAATGTTGAAGTTCAACCAATTTCTGCAGAAGATCAAAAAGATATTTTGCTGGCGCATATCGACTTTGAACTTATTTCTACAGAAGGCTTGGAAACAAAATCTGATTTATCTGCAAAAGATAAGCAGGCGTGGGTAAAGTATAGAGAAAAGCTTAACTTATTAAAAGAATATTCAAATGTATCAGAGATTACATGGCCAGAAAAGCCTGTAGTTTATGGTGGAACAGAGGAAAACTAATTGCTACCTAATCAGCGTTCAAATTTTCGTAGAGCTAGATTTACAACATTAGGTCTAAGACTGCATTTAGATGCTTCTCTTCCAGCGACAGTCATTAGAGACGGATCTAACTTTGTTTCAGCATGGAACGATAAGTCTGGCGCAGGAAGACACATGGTACAAGCAACACAGGCGAATAAGCCACAATTTCAAGTAACAGGACTAGGTGGACTCGGTGCCATTCAGTTTGATGGTGTGGATGATTTTATGACTTTCTCAGATCAAACCCTGGCATATATTGCTGGAAGATCTTTTACAATTTTTTATGTTGCATCAAAACCAGCAAATAATAATACATGGGTTTTTGGTGGAACAAATACAGGAACAAGAACAAATCTTTATGCAGGCAACTTGACAGCTAATACACACAGAGTTGGATTTTATAATGACGATCAAGGATCTATTGTCACAGCAGCTGCTTCAGGAATAACAGAAATTTATACAATTATTTATGATTCATCAAATAACCAGAGAACTATAAGAAGAAATAGGGTTGAAGTATCTCGTGCCGTAACTAGTGGATCAGTTGCTTCAATGACTGGCCAAGCAATTGGTAGATATGTGTCATCTTATGGCAACTTTAAAATTGGAGAATTCTTAATTTACGATAGAGCTTTACAGTTTGCAGAACAAGAAACTGTTGAAAAAGATCTAATATCTAAGTGGTCTATAGTCTAAGGGGGATTAAAGTATGTCATATGCTCCAATTAGATTTGCAGGACCTTCTTTAATCCCAGCATCTCCAGCTAAAATTTACACAGCTGTATCTACAATAATCATTAAAGAATTTACCGTAACAAATTTTAGCGGTTCAACTTTGCCGTTCAGCATATTTTTATTAGGTGAAAATGGCGATCAAGTAATTAATCTTTATGGTGTAAATAGATCTAGTTTGGATCCCTATACACTTTATGGAAATGTAAATGTACAAAATAACACAACACTTAAACTAGAACATTCATTAATTTTAAATGCTGGAGAGTCAATTGCAGCAGTTACAACAACACCAAATTGCTACTCATTAACAATATCTGGAGTTGATCTTTCAGGTACACTTTCAGGTGGAGGATCAGGCGGAGGAACAACAGGAGCATCAGGAGCAGGTTATTCAGATATTACTTCAATAACAACAAATGCTGTAACAACAGGATCAAAAGTATTTTATGTAAATAATAGCGGGGCTTATACTGCAGGACAACGTGTGCGTGTAATTAATCCACTTGCACTAACAACTTATGTTGAGGGTACAATTACACAAGTTGTAAAAAATGTAAGTATAACTGTAGCAGTAGATGCAAAAAATGGAACAGGTACTTATTCTGATTGGGTATTTGCTGTAACTGGAAATCCAGGAGTTAATGGCACAATTGGAGTTAATGGTGCAGCTGGCCCAACTGGTCCAACTGGAGCAGCGGGAGCAACAGGCCCAACTGGTTCTACAGGCGCAACTGGACAAGGACTGACACTTCAAAATGTTGTTGCTAACGTTGGAGCACTACCAACAACAGCACCACTTGGCGCAGCATATATAATTTCATCAACTCAAGAAATTTATATTTATAGTGGGCTTGCCTGGGTAAATGGTGGTACATACAAGGGGCCAACAGGTTCTACTGGGCCAACAGGTTCTACTGGGCCAACAGGATCAACAGGAGCAACTGGCGCAGCTGGAAGATCAATTAATGTTAAAGGCACAAAAGCCAATGTTGCAGCTTTACCATCTTCAGGAAATGTTTCTGGAGATTCATGGATTGTTTTAACAGACTTACACTTGTATGTTTGGGATGGAACAGCTTGGTTAGATGCTGGGCAGTTCCAGGGCCCAACAGGTGCAACTGGACCAGCAACGATATCTATTGGAACAGTTACCACTACAGGACCAACAGGCGTTGCATCTATAACAAATTCTGGTTCAGGCACAGTTGGAGTTTTTGATTTTGTTTTACCACAAGGACCAGTAGGAGCAACTGGAGCAACTGGAAATGCTGCAACTGTCGCAATAGGAACTATAACATCTACTGGGCCAACTGGAATTCCTTCTGTTACAAATGTTGGAACACCAACAGCAGCACTTCTAGACTTTTTATTAAAACAAGGTCCAACAGGCCCAACAGGTCCAGCAGGTCCAACAACCATAACAATTGGATCGGTAACCCCAACAGGCCCAACAGGTGTTCCAGGGATAACAAATTCAGGTACTACAACAGATCTTGTTTTAAATTTCACACTAGCACAAGGTCCAACAGGTGCAGTAGGAGCTACAGGACCTACAGGTGCAGCAAGCACAGCAGTAGGCCCAACTGGCCCAGCAGGTGTCACAGGTCCTACAGGTGCAACAGGAACAGCTGGGGCTGATGGAACATCAGTAAGAATATTAGGCACCTATGCATCAGAAGCTGCACTTAACGCAGCACGTCCAACAGGAACATTGGGTGACGGATACTTAATTACTGGACAACTTTATGTTTGGACGGGATCTGCTTGGGTAAATGTTGGAAGCATTCAAGGCCCAACAGGCTCAACAGGGCCAACAGGTGCATCTATTACAGGGCCAACAGGCCCAGCAGGCGCAACAGGTGCAACTGGCTCAAACGGCTCTAGCATTCAGGGACCAACAGGTCCAGCAGGTGCAACGGGCCCAGCGGGACCAACAGGTGCAACAGGTGCAACTGGGTCAGGCTTACAGGGACCAACAGGTCCTACAGGCGCAACAGGGCCTTCTGGAGGACCAACTGGCCCTACTGGAGTAAGTATTGTACAGAATTTCCAGGTAACAAATAGCGGTTCAAGCGGATATTCTGTTGATGGAACAAACAATAAAGCTTTAACATTAGTAAGAGGCCAAACATATTTCTTTACTATAAATGCTGCAGGACACCCGTTCTGGATTAAAACAACACAATCTACAGGCACAGGTAACCAGTATAATACTGGAGTAACTAATAACGGATCTGAAGTTGGTGGAATTACATTTACTGTTGACGCAACTGCCCCAAATACGTTATACTATATTTGTCAGTTCCACTCTTCAATGACAGGTGCCATAAATATAATTGGCTAAATAAAAGTCAGGATGTAAATGAAAATAGCAGTATACACAATTGCTTTAAATGAAGAGCAATTTGTTGAGCGTTGGTACGAGTCTGCAAAATATGCTGACTGTTTATTAATTGCAGACACAGGCTCTACAGATAAAACAAAAGAAATAGCATCAAAACTTGGTATAGAAGTTCATTCTATATCCGTGGCTCCCTGGCGATTTGATGATGCTAGAAATGCAGCACTTGCATTAATTCCTTCAGATATAGATTACTGCATATCTTTAGATATGGATGAGATATTATCAGAAGGTTGGCGGGAAGAATTAGAAAAACTGCCATCTACAGTAACAAGACCAATACATAGGCTTGTAACATCATTTGATGAAAATGGAATTCCAGGCGTTGAGTTTGATGCATTAAGAATTCACTCAAGACATGGACATCGGTGGAAATATCCAATTCATGAATCTGTTGCATTTTATGGCATAGATGAAGTAAGACAGGATGTGGATATTAAAATATTTCACCATCCAGATAATAATAAATCTAGAGGACAGTACTTGCCTTTGCTGCAAATGGCAGCACAAGAAGATCCAACAAGCGATAGATGTGCTCATTATTATGCAAGAGAATTGTACTACTATGCCAGGTATGAAGATGCAGCAGCAGAATTTAAAAGACATTTATCGCTGCCTTCCGCATTCTGGAAACCAGAAAGATGTGAGTCAATGCGCTACATTGCAAAGTGTGAGCCTAACGATAGAGAGTATTGGCTTAGACTGGCTATTGCAGAGTGTCCAGAAAGAAGAGAGCCTTTTGTAGATCTTGCTCAATATTTTTATGAGCTTAAAGAGTGGGATAGAGTAAAAGAGTACTCACAGCTTGCCTTGAATATAAAAGAAAAATTCTTGGGTTATTTTTGTGAAACAGATGCTTGGGGCTGGAAGCCTCATGATCTAATGGCTTTGGCCAACTACAATTTAGGGCTAGATGAAGAGGCATTACTTCATGGTAAAATTGCATTAGATCTTAATAATGATGATAGGCTAAAAAAGAATGTAGAATTCTACGAGCTAGCCTTGTCAAACAATGGAGAGTAATGTCATATCGCTTAAAGGTAATAAAAGATAGCCCTATTGGTTTCTGGATGCTTGATGAATCATCAAGCAGTACAGTGGCTATGGATTATTCTGGTTGCAATAATAATGGATCGTATACAGGTTCTCCTGCAACAAACATGTTGCCTTTAGTAACAGGCGGAGGATCAGGTACAAAAATTACTAACTCAGCATATGTAACTTTTCCATTAACAAACAACTATTATACAAGCACAACAACACCTGGGATGGCAACTAAATACTCATCCGATAACGATTTTACTATTGAATGCTGGATTAATCAATCAATTAAGTCTAGCTCAAAAACAATATTGTTTGCTGACGATACAAACAAGATTGGTCTGTATTGGGATAACGGAGATATTGTTTTTAACATTTCTCAAAATGATGAAATTAGATACCCAGTCACTTACTCAAAAAGATCAATGCATATAGTAGGAGTTTATTCTATATCTTCATTTTCCTTATATGTTGATGCAAGGCTTGTTGCAACAAAAGCATTATCTCCAGAATTTAAATTTACAAATACATCAATATCTTTGACATCAGGACCTACATCTAGCGCATTAGATTCTTTTGTGTTTGATGCTCCAGCAGTATATAGATATTCTTTATCTCCTCAGTCTATATTAAATCATTACAATGCAGGAAGCGTTTCTGCCTCAGCAATACAAATTGTAGCTCCAGACGAAGGCGTACTATTTTCTGGAACAGACGCATCTATAAGAGCTCAGTTTCAATACTCCTATCCTATAAATAGAAGGTGGACTGAGTTTCTGGATGAAAATACTTATTATGATGAAAATGCAGGTTATATTTCTTTTTACAAAACAGATACCTCTACATCAAGAACTTTTGTAATTAATGATTTTCTTATGGTTCCAAGCGGTATACCTTATACAACTTCTAAGGTGGAGTGGAGAAATGATTTAAATATTTCTGTTGAGTCCAGCGTAGATGGAACGTCCTGGTCAAATTGCACAAATGGAATGCCTCTGCCTCAGTATACAAAAGATTCGTTTAGCACAACAGGCTTAGTCTATATTAGAATAACAATGACAACACCTGATGCAAGCAAGTATCTTCCAAGGCTTGCTTATTTTGCTATTAGTTTTTATACAAACAAAGACGTATATGCAGATAATGGGGGATACAAAATAACCTCTCCCACAGAATACTATATAGGCTCATTAAATTATCCTGTGCTTTCAAGACATTACGATAATGGAATTAGAACAAAGCCAGGGTCTGGATTTAACCTGTCCGCTTCTTCTAACGTGCATGCCATAGAAATGCTTTTTACGCCCTCTACAAGCGCCGCTAACACCCTTATATATATTCCCGCAAGTGGATCTGTGGCAGAAACAAAGTATGCCTGGAATGGCTCAGGAACGGTTTCTAAGGCCAATGTGCTAGAAGTATTTGTAAATGGTGTAGACAGGACGGCAGCAACAAATATAAGCTCATTCCTAGTTCCAGAAGAAATTCACCATATTGTAATTACTTTAGCTAGCCCAATAAAGGGAGATATACAGTTTAATTATTTAGTATCTGGTGGACCAACGTGTCTATATAACAATATAGCTGTATATCCAGACGATATAACTCAGCAGATTGCAATAAACCACTACAACCTATATATCGGAAAAATAATAACATCAGTATCCGATCCGTCCATTGTTGTAACAGAAAAGCCATTCAAGGCTTACAATAATGACTGGATAGTGTTACAAAGTATATAATTCTGTCACACTAGTTGACAAAAAGCTGGACTTGAGTAGATAATAATGGTAAAATAAAGACCTATGGATATTAATAACACTAAGTATAAAGTACTTGATGAAGAGAGCACACTAGGCATCTATGTCTGGGAGATGCCAGACGGACGTTGGATTGGAGACGATGATGGGAATTTTCTTTCAGTCACGTCAAAAAAGAACAACCGATCAAGAATGGATGCTTTGGCTAGAGAAGTTCGCTCATACGGTATTTATGAGGGCCAACCTAAATTCCTTTCTGCAAGAAGAAAAATTGATGACGAAGAATTTGAATACCAAAAACAAAGACTAAACTGGGGATTAATTCCAGACCCTATGGATATTGGTAATTACAAAGATGAAATGAAAAAGATGGGTGGCATGAGATGATTGAATTTCAAGAAGAAGACGGAAGCACAATTGATATATCAAACACAGCAGACTGGTTTTCTTTTAAAAAAGAGCAACCAACAAATGACCCATTTTCTATAAGCGGAGATGACCTAAGAAAAGTCAGAGGTTTGGGAGCATCTTTTAAGAGAAAGATTAATCGAGAATTCTCAAAATCATTTACAGGAATTGAAGGCGTAGGCACACAACAAAATCTTCTTGCACAAGCTATTAGCGGCTATGCAATGTTTGATCTTATTGAACCACCATACAATCAAGAATATCTGTCTAAAATCTATGAGGTCTCAACATATAATTATGCAGCAATCAATGCAAAGGTTGCTAACATTGTTGGATTAGGCTATGACTTTATTGAAACAAAAAAGACAAACGATGCATTTGATTCAATTACAGATGAAAAGCAATTAGAAAGAGCCCGTAAGAAGCTTAACAAGCTGCGTCAAGATTTGCACTCATGGCTTGATACAACAAATGAAGAGGATACCTTTACTCAAACACTAATTAAGGTTTATACAGATTTAGAAGCAACAGGCAATGGCTACATTGAAATAGGAAGAACAACAGGCGGAAACATTGGATATATTGGGCATATTCCCGCAAAGACAATGCGTGTTCGCAGATTAAGAGATGGTTTTATTCAATTGCTTTATGGTAAGGCAGTTTTCTTTAATAATTTTGGTGATTCAGAAACAGAAAATCCTATTGCTGGACAAGAAGACCGACCAAATGAAATTATTCATTTAAAGAAATATACACCAATGAACAATTACTATGGCGTTCCAGATATTGTAGCAGCACAAGTCGCCCTAACTGGTAATGAATTTTCTGGAAGATACAACCTAGACTATTTTGAAAACAAGGCGGTCCCAAGATATATCATTACAGTAAAGGGAGCAAAGCTTTCACCAGAGTCAGAAAGAAAGCTTCTTGAGTTTTTCCAAGTTGGCCTTAAGGGCAAAAATCATAGATCCCTCTATGTACCACTGCCATCAGATACTCCAGACTCAAAGGTTGAGTTTAAGATGGAGCCAATTGAAGCGGGCAATCAAGAAGGCTCATTTGAAAAGTATCGTAAATCAAATAGAGATGAAATACTTCTTGCTCACCGTGTACCAATTAATAAGATTGGAACCCCAGAAGGAGTTAATTTAGCAGTTGCTCGTGATGCAGATAAGACATTTAAAGAGCAGGTTTGCCGTCCAGCACAAATGATTTTAGAAAAGAAAATCAATAAAATATTTGACGAGAAGACAGATGCCTTAATATTAAAGTTTAATGAGCTGACATTGACCGATGAAGATACTCAGTCTAAAATTGATGAGAGATATTTACGCATGCAGGTTATTACGCCTAATGAGGTTAGAATCAGAAAGGGCATGATTCCAATTGATGGTGGAGACCAGGTTGTTGAATTAAAGCCACAAGCAGCAGCAGAAGCAAAAGCCCAAGCTGGAAATACCAGACAAAGATCACAAGATCGCCAAGCAACCGCTCCAGATGTCTCTGGAGAAGGCAGAAATGCCAAGGGTGATGGCAGACAAGTTGACTAACTTTACTCAACTGTTATTTGCCTTTTTATATATAAGTCGCTAAAATTAAGCATATGAATATTGAAAAGTCTTTGTGGTCCAGTCATGGCGACAACATCAGTCTATCGGTTCCCTTTACTAAGGTTAACCGTGAAAAAAGAACGGTGTCTGGATTTGCCACATTAGATAACGTTGACCAAACAGGTGACGTTGTTACAGCAGAAGCAAGCATGAAAGCTTTTGAAAATTTCAGAGGGAACCTTCGTGAGATGCATAATTCTGTTGCTGTTGGAAAAGTTGTTTCTTTTAAACCAGAAACTTATTATGATCCAACTACAAAAAAGTTTTATAATGGCGTTTATGTAGATGCTTATATTTCAAAGGGTGCACAAGATACATGGGAAAAGGTTCTTGACGGAACTCTTTCAGGTTTTTCAATTGGCGGAAAGATTAATGATTCAGATAAAGAAGTTAATAAGTCAAACGGTCAAACAGTAAGATTTATTAAGGATTACGATCTAATTGAACTTTCTATTGTTGATTCACCAGCAAACGAACTATGCAATATCATTTCTATTCAAAAAGTAAATGGTGCATTGATGTTTAAAGGAATTGCAACTGAAGTTACAACTGAAAATATTTTTTATTGTGAAGATAGTAATTCTGTTTTTATCTCAACAGAAAAAACATATGACTCACCAGTATCTGGAAAGCCAGCTCAACTAATTGGTTGGGTTGAAAGTTCAGATATTAATAAGTCAAAAGAGATTGATAAGATTCTTGATGCATATAAGCACTCAAGATTTACGTTGCCTGATACACAAATAGCAAAACAGGCAAACGCAGAAGGAGGTAATGAAGTGTCAGAAAATACAGAAAACGTAGTTGTCGAAGATGCAGCAGTCGAAGCAGCAGCTGAAGCAGTAGCACCAGAAGCAACCGTAGAAGAGACAGCAGTAGTTGCAGATGATGCAGCACCTGCAGTCGAAGATGCTCCTGCAGAAGAAGCAGCAGCAGAAGACACAACTGCCGAGACTCTGGAAAAAGCAGCCGACGTATCAGAAGATAAGGTTGATGAACCTGATTTTGCAAAGATGTTAGGCGATCTAAAAGGCTTTTTTTCAGAAACTCTAAACAAGGCATCAGAAGTTAATGCAGCACAAGTAACAACAATCCAAGAGACTGTTGAAGCTTTTAGCAAGAGCGTAGATGCTAGAATTTCAGAGTTGGCAGAACAACACACAGTGCTTTCAAGCGCTGTAAAAGATATCAAGAGCACGATTGATGGTGTACAAAAGCGTGTCGATGCAGTAGAGTCCGAGACTGCAATTAAGAAGTCTTCTGATCTTGGCCGATCAGAGGAAGTAACAATCAAGAAATCTAAATGGAACGGTTCTTTCCTCGGTTCCGTGAACGAAATATTTAACTAAGGTAGGTAAAATAATATGAGCAATGAACTATTAGAAAAAGCAGCCGCAGCTGGTGCAACAGTATCAACTGGATTTGGCTCAACAACTGGTGGAACAGGAGTACACAGAGCTTCCGAAAACGGAAACGGTGGACTACTTAACCCAGAACAATCTGCTCGCTTCCTAGACTATATGTTCGACGCAACCGTAATCGGTAAGGTTGCCCGCACAGTTAGACTTAAGGCAGACACAGCAGAGATTGACCGCATGTCAATTGGCGAGAAGCTTATGCGCCTCGCATCAGAAGGAGAAAACACTGGTGAAAACAGTGCAGTAACTTTCTCAAAGATCTCTTTGACAACAAAGAAGCTTCGTATGGACTGGGAGCTTTCAACAGAGTCTCTAGAAGACAACATTGAAGGTGCAGACCTTGAAGATCACATTGCCCGCTTGATGGCAACACAAGCAGGAAATGACATCGAAGATGTTATCCTTAACGGAAACACAGCTCTAACAGGAGATGCTCTTTACAAGTCATTTGATGGCGTTGTAAAGAAGGCAAAGGCATCAGGACGTGTCGTAGACGCAAACGGTGCTGGAGTTTCTCGTGAAGTATTCAACAAGGCACTTAAGGCTATGCCACGTAAGTACAAGCAGCGTCGTGGAGACCTTCGCTTCCTTGCTGGATCAAACTTGATTCAAGACTTCCTATATGCTAACAGCATTGGAACAAATCAGACAATTCCACAAGATATCGCTTCAAGCGTTATCCGTGGAGGAGTTGCACCACTAGGTGGACCTGCAGGATATGTGGCACCATTCGCATTTGGTATTCCAATTGTTGAAGTTCCACTTCTTCCAGAGACACAAGCTGGAGATTACTCAGGACAAACTGGTTCACACGGAGATATCCACTTGACATTCCCAAATAACGTAGTTATTGGTATCAAGCGTGATGTAACTGTTTACCGTTTCTTCTGGCCACGTAAGGACTCAATCGAGTACACAATGTACACACGTGTTGGCGTCCAGATCGAACAAGCTGATGCTTGGGTAGTCGTAAAGAACGTTAAGGTTGCTTCTTAATTAGAATTAACCCTAGAAAGGCCCCCAATTAATTTTGGGGGCTTTTCATTTTAATTTAACAATGCTATAATTGAAGAACCTAACAAAGGAGAATATATGTCATTTGAGACATTAAAAGTTGCAGAACTCAGAAAAATTGCAGAGGACTTTGCAGTTGATACTGATGGAATTAAGAACAAGGCAGACGTTATTGCCGCACTTGCCGAAGAGGGCGTAACATGGTCTGTATATCAAAAGACAATTAAAGATGTTGAAGAGGCGGCTGAAGAGTTTGCTGAAACAGAAGAAATCCTTCCTAGATTTGATCCAAAGTCAGATAAGCCAGAGGACACAGTTCTAGTTAGAATGACTAGAGAAAATTATAGATACGATATAGTTGGATACACTTTTACAAAGGAGCACCCTTTTGTTGCAATGACAGAAGAAGATGCTCAGAAAATTTTTGACAAGGAGGAAGGTTTCCGCATAGCAACCCCTAAAGAAGTTCAGGATTACTACGCTTAACCTTTATTAAATGGAGATATTAGTAGGTACAAACTCACCAGTAAAGCACAAGGTTTATTGGAAGGGCTCTCCAAGAGATGCTGATAGTCTTCCTGTTGTTAGAGTTTATGACATAACGGAAGACCCAGCAATAACTCCTGCTATAAATCCAGGAACACTTCTTACAACATTAACTCCAACAAAAATGGAAACAGATATTGGTGTTTATGAGGTGTATCCACCACACTCACTAACAGATAGAAATAAACAGTTAAAGCTTGTTTGGCAATATAGCGTAGATGGAACTACTATTACAAAAGAGCATAAGCTTTTTGTTGTAACTCCTTATGTTGATATTACTCAAGCAGGAGATGTCTTAAAGTTGGGGTCGGATCCTTCTGACCCAAACTACAAGTCTTATTTTGAAATTGCAGAAGCTGAAAGATATGCAAGAAAGATAATTGAAAATTATACTGGACAAACATTTAGTCTCTACGACGATGTCCATACCGTATACGGTGCAGGAGCAGATGTATTGCCTTTGCCATTTAAGCTTGCAGATTTACATGAGCTTTATCAAAATGACGTGTTGCTAGTTGACACTATTAACAATGTAAATAACTGGAACTACAGCACTATTATTTCTGAAAGCGGTTTTGGGCTAAGAATTAATCGTGTAGATATGATTGACAACACAGTCTATGTGGCAAATGGTATGATTCCTCCATCTATAAATGACATGGGTAACGGAGCATTTGCAAAAGATAGCGTATATCGTGTTGCAGGTAGATACGGTTGGGATCAAGTTCCAGATGAAGTTGAGCTTGCAGCAATTGAGCTTATGAAAGATTATTTCTCAAAGGATAAGGTCTGGAGAGACAAGTATATGAAGAGCATATCAACATTTGACTGGAAGTTTGAATATAATTCTGAGACATACAGGGGCACTGGAAACGTTTATGTTGACCAAATTCTATTGCCTTATGTAATCAATCAGATGGTAGTTATCTAATGTTTAATATTATAGATTCAGTATTAAGCATGAAGATGGATGTTTACAAGCAAGTAGACTACCAAGACTCAAATACTGGTGCTCTTAAAAGAGAGTGGCAATATGACAGAAGTATGGCATGTCATGCAAAAGGCGTCATATCAAACTCTGCTTCAACAAGAACTGGTGATAAGCAGGTCTTAAGTAATAGATATACAAATGATCAGATTCTTCAAATTAGAACAACAGAAAAAGTAAGCCTTCGTGAAAAGATTACAAACATACTTGGCTCAGATGGCACAAGCATCTGGGTAGAGGCAAACTTTCCAACAGACACCCCAACAGTTTTTGAGGTTATGGGATCAACACCAATGACAGATCCTTTCGGAACTGTTGTTGGCTACAATACTACTGTGAAAAGATCGGAAAATCAAACAATTGGATACTAGTGCCGTATTAGTAAAAGCAGCCAGTGGTTTACAGAAAACCATGGGTGGAACTAAGGGCACAATTTTACAAGATAGCACAGTAGCTCAAATATCTGCAGCTATATATTATCAAGCATCTGTTGTTTCAAAGATAATAACTAATAAACAATTTCAGTCAAAATTTCAAAGCATTTTGTTTTCACAGATTAAAAAAGATTTTGGAAACTATGTAGACTCTCAAGCTAGAACAAACCCTAAAAGTTTGCATCATGTCTACGAATGGAAAAAGGTTGGAACCCCATCAGCAAGACTATTTGATTTAAAGATAGCTGGAACAGAGGGACTTTCTTTTAAAATTGTTTCTGAATTCAAGCCATCTAAATCAATGGTTCCAACAAACTTTGGTAAAGCAAGACATGTATTTACAAACAAAGCTTCCGTGATGGAGGCTGGAAATCCAGTAACGATTAGACCTAAAAATGCAGAAAGACTTGTTTTTGAAATGGATGGCGTTGTTATTAGAATGCCTAAAGGTATGCCAGTTGTAGTTAAAAGACCAGGCGGCGGAAAAGCTACTGGAAGATATAAGATAGAGTACGCTAGATTCTTTACTGGTAATCTTGTAAACCTATCAATCAAAAATTCAAAGTTTCAGCAAATATTTAATTCATCTGTAAGCAAGGCAATAAAATTGCCAGCAGATATTAAAAAGGTTAAATATTCTTTTTCACCAAATACAGTCAACATGCAGGCTGAGACAGCCCTTGCACTAGCTTTTGGAGGCTCAAATGACAACGGATTATAATTATGATGTAATGCTAGATCTTCGTAAGCATTTATGGAGTCAGCTTAAGTCTAATGACCTATTTGAGGCATCAGATTACTATAGCGATAATCTGGGCGAAGAGCTTATTCCAATTATTCCAGTTCAACAGCAACCAGAAATGAATCAGTTTTTGAGCGGAAAAAAGCATATAGTATACGATAAGATAGGCATGTCTTACGAGGATAACTGGGTCATATGCTGTGAACAAATCCTATTTACCATATATTCAACAGATATATCTGAGATCAACCAAATTAGAAACCTAATGACAGATCTATATAGAAGAATGGATGAGTCTGCAAGGGATGCTAATCGGTATAGCGGAATATCTCAAAAGTTTAAATTTTACAGCATATTTGTAGCAGACATATCCCCTACGGCCCCTTCAGAGGAGCTAGCAGGCTTTTTATCAGCAGATGTAATACTTGAAGTAAAGTATGCAAGGCACGTAGGCACAGACGGCAGATTCCTATAGTTTGCCTTTTGGGGCATTATACACTAAAATTGGATATAGAGGAAAGGGCCTAGCCAGCCACGATTTCAAAAAAGTTTAACAATATATATATATTTTTAAAACAGGAGGTAAGACACAATGGCATTTAACTCAGCCAAAAATATTCTTGTGGGAGCTTCACCGCTTTACATCTCGAATTCAGATTCATCAGTAACAGGTTATGTTGAAAACCAAGAGCCAGGTGTTGCAAAGGTTGCAACAGCTGGAAAGAAAGACGGAGTACCAGCATATTCATCATCTGCTTCATACCGTACAACTCTTGATGCAGCACAAACTACAGCAGATAATGCTTACCGTAACGTAGGTTATACAAACAATGGTCTTCAGATCACTTATAACCCAACTTACGATTCAGTAACTGTTGACCAGTTGCTTGATACAGCAAAGCTTTTCAAGTCTGCGATGGAAGTTATGATCGCAACAGAAATGGCAGAAGGAACACTAGAGAACGTTCTAGTTGTTTTCGGACAAGGACAATCAACTCTTACAAATTCAGGTAAGACACTTGGATTGGAAGCAGGTGCTCTTGGAGTTGCTCCAACAGAACGTCAGCTAATCGCAATTGGACAAGCTCCAACTGAGACTTCAGCTACAACAGAGCGTATTTACTATGCACGTCGTGTATTGTCTGTACAACAGACACAATTCTCGCTTGCACGTAATACTCCAACATCATTCCCAGTAACATTCCGTCTGCTACCAGACGCAGGTTACACTGGTTCAGAATACGGAAAGATTATTGACCGTACTTGGACAGTAGCTTAATTAAATTTAAGTAAATAAAGCCCCCAGAAATGGGGGCTTTATTGTTGTACTGTTAACTGCAATATGTTATAATAATTAAGACGATCCTAGGAGGATTAAATTGGCAACTACAGTATATAGTGTAGAAGAAATTACACTACAAGATGGCTCAACAGCTAAGCTAAAGCCCCTAAGCATTAAAGAGCTTAGAGAGTTTATGAAGGCACTACAAGGTGCAGCAGATTCAACATCAGAAACAGAAACACTAAATGTTTTAATTGATGCAGTAGCAGTAGCACTGAAAAAGCAACTACCAGATTTGGTAGCAGATAGAGATGCACTTGAAGATGCACTTGACGTACCCACAATTAATCGCATCCTTGAGGTATGCGGTGGGATTAAGATGGATGACCCAAACCTACTAGCGGCAGCGGTTCTGGCTGGTCAGAACTAGATCTTGCCGCTTTAGAGGGTGAAGTATTTCTTTTAGGAAACTGGAGGAACTACGAAGAACTAGAAGAAAATCTTTCAATGCCAGAGCTTATTCAAACATTGAAATCTTTTAAGAAGCAAAAGTCGGAAGACAGAAAATTTGCTGCAGGACTTAAAGGAATAGAACTTAATATAGATGAAGATGAAGAAGAAGTTCCGCAAGGAAAAACCTTTGAAGATATTCGAAGAAAAGCATTAGGTATTAATGCATCAGGTGATGATATACTTTCATTACAAGGTCCATTAGCATCAGATGCAGGATTTGGAATCGGAGCTGGTTTAGGTTATTCAAGGGAGTAGTATATAGATAAATGGCTGATGAAAATATTGTAACTAATATAGTTGCCAATGCTGATTTTTCAGGTCTTATTGCAGATGTCAATAAGGTCACAGCATCACTATCTAAGTTACAAAGCCAGTTAATTGCTTCAGATGCCAAGCTTGCAAATCAAGTTGCGGTAATGAACAGATCTTTCTCAGAAAACTTGAGAAGAACTGGACAATTTTCTACACATTTTGTTACACTAACTTCAGATACTGAAAAGTTTGGTAAAAGCCTCGATGGTGGGAAGCTTAAGCTAAGAGACTACTTTAGAACTTTTCAAGAGCATACAAAAACTTCAGGCGGAATAATTAGAGATCTCGCTAAGCAGCAGGTAGCTCTACAAAATGCAATTATACAACCCCTGGGCAAAAATGCCCAGGGGCTTATGCAGTTTAACGTACAGGTTCCACAAGGCCTAGATAACATTAAAAACAAAACTGCTATTGCAAGACAAGAACTTCAGATATTAAATAAAGTAGTTCAAGATGGCGGAGTTCAACTGATTAACTGGGGTAAGAATACACAGTGGGCAGGACGCCAGCTTACAGTTGGTCTTACAGTACCTCTTGCTGCATTTGGTAAAGCGGCAGCAGATGCATTTAGAATGGCTGATGCAGAACTTACAAGATTAACAAAGGTGTATGGTGGAGTAGCCGCTACATCCGCAACAGAACTTTCTAAAATAAGAAATGAAGTTTCTTCAACCGCAGCGGAGTTGTCAAAGGGTTACGGAGTATCTTTTAAAGAAACTATTGCGTTAGCAGCAGACATAGCAGCAACTGGAAAAACAGGAAACGAATTGCTTTCTTCTGTTAAAGAAACAAGTAGACTTGCAGTTCTGGGTGAAGTTGATAGACAAGAGGCGATGAAAGCAACTCTTGCAATTCAAAGTACTTTTAAACAAAATACAGAACAGCTTGCAGAATCAATTAACTTTTTAAACTCTGTTGAAAACCAAACTTCAACAAGTCTTGCAGATTTAGTAGAAGCTATTCCAAAAGCAGGTCCAGTAATTCAGGGAATGGGTGGAAGCGTTAAAGATCTTGCTCTGTACTTAACTGCAATGAAAGAAGGCGGAATTAATGCATCAGAAGGCGCTAATGCACTAAAGTCTGCTCTTGCATCTTTAATTAATCCAACTAAGGTTGCTAAAGAAAAATTTGCAGAGATGGGTATTGATCTAGGTGGAATCGTTGCACAAAATGCAGGAAATCTAACAGGAACAATACTTGCTCTTCAATCAGCACTAGATGAGCTGGACCCATTAAAAAAGCAACAAGCAATCGAGCAGTTGTTTGGAAAGTTTCAGTTTGCAAGACTAAATGCTTTGTTTGCTAACTTAGGAAAACAAGGAAGCCAGACCCTTCAAGTTATGGATTTAATGAAGACCAGCTCTCAAGATCTTGCAAATGTTGCAGGACGAGAATTAAGTATGGTAACAGAGTCTGCATCTGGTAAATACAACAGAGCAATAGAAGGCCTAAAGGCAGATCTTGCGGGTATTGGCGAAGAATTCCTTAAGGTTCAAACATTTTTTATAAACGTTGTAGATGGAATTATTGACTTTACAACTAGCTTGCCAAAACCTATTAAGCAAATTTTAACTTTTGCAGGAGGCCTAACAGCAGTTATTGGTCCAGTTATTATGTTAACTGGTGTGCTTGCAAACTTCTTTGGATATGTAATTAAAGGTGTATCTCACTTTAAAGCATTATTTAAAGGCGGAGAAGGCTGGAAGATGCTTACTCCAGAAATCCTTGCTGCTCAAAAAGCAGGAAGCCTTGTGGAGAAAACATTTTATAGCGATGCTGCAGCAGCAACAGTATTAAAAACTGCAATAGAAGGACTAGTTGCAGAATTTACTATATTGCAATCAAAGGCTCAATCTGGAGCAATTTCAGTTGCACCAGCACTAAAGGGTATGGTTGCAAATGCAACAATGCAAAGAGTTGTAAATCCAGATCACCCATTATTGAGTCCTCAAGATACAAGATCAATGTCACATATGAATCCAGTTGGAAGAATGACTGCGGATCAAAAAGAAGGACAAACAATATTTGGAGTTGTACCTGGAGCACCTAAAGTAAATCAAGTAATAGGTAACAACCCACAAATTTATGCTAATGCCGATTTGCCAGATGTTCCAGGACTAACTAGAATTGGAAAAGCTTCCACTGGAGTTGTTGCTAGCGAAGCAGCTAAGTGGCATGCAATGACTGGTGCTCTTGCAATGCAATCAGAAGCAGAAATAAAAGCATTAAAGACAGAAGTTTCTAGAACAGGATTAATTACACACGAACTTTCTGCTTCGTATCAAGCTCTTTTACCAGAAATGACAAAGCTAACACAAAAAGCAGCAGCAGAGTCTGCAGAAATTGTTGCAGAGCTTCAAGCAAGCAAAATAACAGTAGATCAAGCAAGAGCAAAAATTATTGCATTAAATGCACAAATAGAAGCAGCAATGGGTGCAGCTGCTACAGATATTGCAGGACAACAGGGTAGATCTATTTCTTTAACTTCGGTTCCATTGTTAAGTCAACCAGTTGTAGATAAATCTGGAAAATCTAACATGAAGGAGCTTGCTCGTCCAGGAAGAACAAGAGGTCTTCTTAATCAAATTGCACGAGGACTTGGCGTTAAAACATTTGGTGCACCATACAGCATAGAAACTACAAGACCAAAGAGATTTGCAACAGGCAATCTAGTTCCTGGAAGCGGAAATTCAGATACAGTTCCAGCACTCCTAACACCTGGCGAATTTGTTATTAATAAAAAAGCAACAGCCGCAAATCTTCCACTACTTGAAGCAATTAATAACGGTGGTCAGGCAAATGGAATGGGAATGGAGTATGGAGGATTCCCAGAAGACAGATATATATCTGCAGAACAATCTAATGTTGTTCTAAGTAAGTTTGGAATTGCAAGCAAGAGTGACAAAGAAGCAAAGCTGCTAGGAAGATGGGGCATGATACTTCCAGGCGGAGTAAATTCAAATCTTGCTAGACATGGTGTTGATGGGGCAAATCTTAGACAGTATTTTGATGAGCCAGGTAGACTTATTGATCTTGATGACTTTTTAACTCACAACGGTATTGCTGAAAAAGATAAGCATTCAATACTTTCTTCAGTTGCTTCTCAGATGCAAGGAGAATTAAAAGACGGAGTTGTTTATAAAGATAAAGAGCTTGGAGACATTGCTTTTAGAACTATAGATAAAGAAATTAAAGCTCTTGAATCAAAATATCCAGGAATAAGCTTAAAGTATCAAAAAGATAGAATGACTCCAGGAAGAAGAGATACCAGAAAGAGACGTAGGCCTGGAGAAACACAAGCTGAGGCAAATAGAAGAGGTGGCGGAAGTCCTACAGCAACTAATGTTCGAGGTGGAAGACCAAGTAACTATAGAACAGAAAGAGCAAAAGCATTTGGAGAAGGCCAAGTATGGGCTCACTTTGATGATCAAATTTTTAATGAAAATGTAGAGCAGTTAGCTGGCTATCACGGTGTACCATTTGGTTCACTTCCAACAATGACTGGAAGAAATCCTAATGCTGCAAAGTTTCCAGATGCGTACTTATCTCAAGCTCATTCAAAATCATTTGTTGGAATGCCATTAGTTAGAAGAGGCACAGGATTTGGAAGATTAATGGATACCATTAATACTCTTAATGCTAATAGTCCAAAGCCTTTCTTACCAAGAGGAACATATACTCCAGGAGCATATAAAGGATTTAATAGAAGAAATAAGGGCGGCATAATTGGATTAAACGCTGGAGGTATGGTTCCAAGATATCACGGTGGTGGTTTTGTTGGAGGATTTAACTCACAAGCAGATAAGGGTTTCATTGGAAAAGGAATGCTAAAGCGTCCTGAAGGCGGCGGGATGAGCATGGGAGCCCAAATGGGAATGATGATGGGCGGATCAATGGCAGGCCAAGCAATAGGTGGAAACCTTGGTACTGGAATAACAATGGCTGCAAATATTCTTCCATGGCTTCCTTTACAAAAAATTATGCCATTAATTGGCAAGCTTATGACAAACCTAAGAACCCTTTCTGGAATAGCAAATATTGCTGGCAAGGCAATGGGTCTATTATTTAGAGTTGGTCCAGTTGGTGCAGTTGTTACTGCAGTTGGACTTGCTGTACTTGCTTATAGAAAATACACTAAAGAGCTAGAAGAAACTCGTAGAGAACATATAATGCTAAATGGCATTACCGAAAAGGGTGCTAAAGAAGCAGGAATTAGCTATAAGAATGTAGCTAACTCAATTAAGGGTGTAAGAGAGCAGTTCAAGCTTCAACAACAACAAGGTTTATCCGCATACGAATCAATGACTGGCTCTGGTGTACAGGGCCTTACATTGACAATTGCACAGCTAAAAGAATTAAAGAAAACTGCAAAAGATACAATGCCAGAGCTGGTTGGAACTTTTAATACTATAGATACAAGCAAAGTAAATGATCTTGCAGCAAATCTAAAAGCACAGTTTGTGTCTGCAGGAATGTCTGCTCAAGATGCAACAAATAAAATTTATGCAATTATAGAAGCATCAAATAAAGCTGGAGCAGGACTTGGTGCTATAACTAGTACAGGGTTTACTGCAATAACAGATAAGGGAAGCGCTGCTTCTACTATTGTTAAAAACTTAATTGATAGTCTTGCAGACATTGAAAATATTGATCCAAAAGCATTTGCATCAAATATTGACACTGTGATATCAAGCCTAGATGCAGCAACTGCTGCGCTTGTTGGAACAAAAGATGCACAGGGTAACACAATTACTGAGTCTATGGCAATGACAATGCAATGGGAAAAGCTTGTAAAGCTTGGTGCTGACTATACTCAAATTGGAGAAAAGGCTCTTGCTAACCTAAAGAAAGAAAGACCTGAGCTTGCTGCAATATTAAAGAGTACAGACACTGTTGCAGGAATGTATGCTAAGTGGCGAGTATTACTAGCTGGAGTTAATATTGATCTTAAGAATATAACATCTCAACAAGCAATGGGAATTGCAGCTTATGAGCAGGCTTTAACAATGGCAGCAGATTCTGCTAAGGCAAATACTAATACATCTGGAGCCCTGGGAACTGCCAATGCTGCTACAAATAAACTAACAGAGTCTATCAAAAAGGGTGAAAACGCAGTAAAGAAGTATTCAAATACAGAAGCTGGGTTAAGTAAAGCTAGAATAAAAGCAATTCAAGACGAGATCAAGGCTATCCGTGATCGTGCTGATGAAAAGAAGAAGGCATTAAGAGCAACTGTAGAAACAGAAAATACAGAACTTGAATTGCAAAAGCTTAAGCTTGAAGCTCAAGGAGCTTTAGCTCGAGGAGATAGAGATGCTTATGAAGCTGCAAATATTGCAATTGCTCAACTTACAAAAGAAACTCAACTAAAGAAAGCTGAAGATAAGATTGATGCAAATGCTAAGAAAGAAGAGGCTAAGCTTCAGGCACAACTTGATGCAGATCAGGCAAAGAAAGATGCAGCAGCGGCACTAGTTGCTGGCGCACAACGTCAAGGCGCTTCAGCTACAGAGACACTTGGAGAAATAAATAGCATTAAGTCTTTGCTAGCACAACTAGCTATAGACAAAATTGAAAATGATAAACTTAAGGATCCAACTAAGAAAGCAGACGGGCAGAAAGCTCTTGACGGAAGGCTTCAAACTATAGTTGCAACACTTGAAAAGTCTTCAGATGCAGTTCAAAAAGCATTCCCAGAATATGTTGATGCAAAAACAAATAAAGGAAAGCTCGGTGGCGGAGGGGGAAGCTACGTTGGTTCTATGTTTGTTCCAAATGCACAAGGAGAAGGTAATCAAGCTTTTTCTAAATTAGTTAGCGAAATATCAGTTGGAGCAAAAGCAAATTTTGAAAAGTTAGGAAAAGAAATTACAGGCGGAGCAAACCTTAAAATGGTTGTAGAGGCAATGGGTGGCAAGGTAGACAAGAGCAAAACTCTTAATCAGGAAGATATTACTGCCGCAATTATATCTAATCAGGGTAATTCTTCTGGATTCTTAAAAGATCAAACAAAAGATGATGGTTCTCTTGAAGAAGGTGTAAGACAGGCTATTATACAAAAATATAACTTTAAAGAAGGAGACTCTTTTAAGTTTGGAACCATCACATACAATGTTAAAAAAGGAATGTTTGGCAAAGGACTTCAGGCTGTTAGAAAAGCACTTGGAGGCGCTGTAGCCGCTGGACAAACCTATACTGTAAATGATAGAATTAACTCATTAGGAGTACAACAAGAAGGCTTTATGCCATTTACTCCAAAGGTAAGCGGAATGATTTATCCAAATGCAGATACCATGCCTAGATATGATATTGCAAGCGGTGCTGTAACAGGTATGCGTGGAGGAGTTAATAGCTCTTATAACAATAACTCATACGCAATTAATATTGCATTAAACGGAACCAACGTAACAGCAGATGATGTAGTAAGAAGATTTAAGGCAGAGATGGCATTAGTTCATGCAAAAGAAGGAAGATCGAGATCGGTTGGGGGACAAGTTTAATGGCATTAACATTACCTAGAGGTTCAATTTTTAGCATAGAGGCTAAAGATCTTTTGGCAACTCCAGCAGGAACAACCAACCAGTGGAATAAGGTTACAGAGCATAACCGTACAGACTTTAGCATTAATGTTGAAAGAATTGAAAAAGTAGTAAGAACTTCAAATGGAACTCTAAGAAAGAATTTTATTAAAGACAAGCGCAAATTCTCAACATCTTGGGACATGCTTCCATCATATAGAACCTTAACAGTAGACGGTGCATGGGGAGCAGAAGACTTAAGATCATTCTACCTAGGAGAACAGGGACAGGGTAGTTTTAAAATTAGATTAAATATAGCAAAAAATGGAGTCTCACAGGAGTCATCTGGTTACGAAGAGTATACAGTTGTTATTACAGACTGCAGTTTTGCAATTGCCAAACGAGGCTTACAGCCCCACTGGAATGTATCCCTGAGCATGGATGAAGTATAATGCCAGTATATGCAAGCCCATCAGCCAAAACAAAGCTTGAGCAAAGTACATCTTTAAATCTTAACGTAGGTTGTACTATTGAATATAATATGAATAGACTTGTAGACAACATAACAGTAACGGGTGCAGATATTGTTAAGCCAGATGGTAGCAAGCCTTTTAAGAAGTTATTTCCTGTAGACTCAATAATTAAGGCCAACCGCCCAAATGGAGCGGGAGTTAAGTATGGAATTACTGGAGATGTCTCCGCTGGAACATATAGAGATCCAAGAGCTAGTACATACCCATTAAGTTATAGAACATACTACCCAGGTGCAGATACATACTACAAGTACTGGCTAAGTGCAATTAGCACAGGTGTAGATTTAACTATTACATATCCAAAAGCAATACTAACAAATAAGGTAGTTGCAAAATTTGAAATATCACATTCAACTCCAGGAACCTGGAATATATTTTTAAATGGATCTTCTGTTGCAAATGGAACAAGTGCACAAATAAAGGCCTTTGGTGCTGGCACATATGATGCTGGTACTCTAACTATTTATTATAATGGAACTTCATGGGTAACTACAGAGCCAGCAGTTTTAGGTGCTCCAGTAAGCATAACTACATTAAAGCTAACTACAGCAGGAGTTGCAGGGAAGTATATTGGTGTTATTGAGCTTTCTCCTAAATGGGTAGTAGATATATCAGAAGCAATTACAGATATGTCTATATCAAAAGAATCTTCTACTAGCTCAGAAGACATACTTCCAATTGGAAAAGTTTCAGCAAACTCTCTATCTTTAGGTCTTGTATCTTATGAAGCTACACGTAAAATAATTTCTTTTGACAAAACATTTGCATTTGATGCTTCTAAGATTTACCTATATAAGCAGATTGAAATAAATCCATACTATAAGCTATACAATTCTGATCAAACTTACGAAAAGATTAATCAAGGAGTTTTCTATCTGGACAATTGGTCTTCTTCAGAGTTTGGAGATATATCATTAACAGCTCTTGATGGAGCAAAAATTTTACAAGAAATAATTGCGCCAAGTATTATTTGTGAAGGATACTCAACTACTGCAATCTTAAGAAGATTACTTGATACAGTAGGATTTGTAAACTATAAGTTTAATATGTCTGAAACAGATACTTCAATATTTACACCGAGATTCTGGTGGACAGATGATAGTAAACCAGTATGGAATGCCATACAAGAGCTTTGCAGAGATTCTCAAATGACGGCTATATTTGATGAAAATAATGTGCTTCAGTTTTATACAAGAGACTACATGTTTTCTTCAACAAAAGGTATAGACTGGGCATTTAGATATGATGCAGATGGATCTAATTTGCCTAACATAGTTTCTTTTTCTAAAAACGAACTTGCAAGTGCAAATCAAGTTAAAGTGCTATGGAATAGCGTAACTACATCAGAATATACTGGAAATTCTCAACCTCTGTGGAAGTCTGGAAATACTTCAATGGGCGCTCTATCTCTTGATCAAGATTTGCCATCATCAATTGGCGCAGGTGGATATATAAACCTTTCTCCAATAACCGTAAACAGCTATGAAAGCAAAAGGGTTTTATACGAGTACAGCGGGTACCTAGTAATTGATTCAGAAATTATAGAGTACGATGCAATACAATATGAATATGTTTCTGGAGGAAATAAGACCCAGGTTTGGATAACAACAGAGTCTGATGTTTTAAAATATCTAGGGCTTTCAAATGTTGGTTCTGCAAACTACCAACCAACAGGCAAGTATAGAATTAAAACAAGAGGTGCATTTAATACAACACCTGCAAATCATTATGCTGCAGCGTCGACTATATTAAATTCATGGAGTGGATATGAGGTGAAGTGGGTCTGATGTTAGCATATGATTTGATAGACGGAGGCGGCGGAGTCCCAACAGCACCAGTTCCAGCAGACTATAAGCTGCCATGGATATCTGTTAAGGCAGTATCCCTTACATCAATAGAAATTACACTGGGGTCACCAAACGCTACACCTGGAAGCTATGGAGGATCAATAACTACTTTATCTTTTAATGATCCAGATTTTACCTTCACATCTACTTCTCCAGTAATTACAAAAATTGGACTGGTCCCTGGACAAAAATATAATATACGTGCAAGATCTTATAGCGGACTAAATGCAACTGGAATGTATGGTGACTACATAACAGATACGTTTACTATGCCAGCATATAATCCGCTTACTGGGATTGTTTCTACAACAACTCCAGTCCTCACTCCTCCAGGATCCACTGGAACAAATCCTACAGTATCCTCTGGTAACGGAGTTCAATTAAATAATACTGGATCAGCAGATACTGGAGAAGATGACGCAGTACCAGTTCAATATGTTACTGGATCCTCATCTGCCGTTAGCGGTAATAGACAGGTTGAAAAGTCTTTATTTAGAGTTACAAATAATTCACCTGATCCTACTGCATACTCTATTGCTACTAAAGACTTTGAGATATCTACCTCATACTCACATTATACTTTTGGAACAGGAATGTTTTTTCAAAGTAGTGTTTCAGATGTTAATGCAGCAGGAGGAATGGGATTCTTTACAGATTCGTTGGGAAAGAACGGATACTACGTATTGCTACAGACTACTTCTAATCTATCAAAAACAGATGATAAAGAAGTAAAAATAATTAAAGTTGTAAACGGTAAGAAAAAGATTTTAAATGATACTCAAAAAAATAATGCTAAAACGTTAACAGGAATTTTAGGAGCTACATCTTATAAGGTTGACATAAAAGTAAAATGTACTGCAACTGTAAGAGTCATTGATGTTTATATTAATAACTTTAAGATTACAGCAACAGATACAAATTCTCCTACTAGCACTGATCCAGTAGATAAGGTTTTGCCAATAACTTCTAATGTATCAATGTGTGCAACAACAGGATCAGCTTATTATGACTATGTATACGCAATGCCGATAGAAGAAGCTCAATACAATTCTGGCATTATGCAAAATGTATATAACGGCCAATTTAATAATACAATGTTGAGCTTTTTATACGGAGAAAAAGTTTTAAGTAATTTTAATAAGACAACTATTTCAAATGGAAAGCTTGAAGAGTTTGGAACTGTAGCAAGAGAGCTTAGAAAAGTAAGCATTAAATATGAATCTCGTCCAGGATATCCATTATACCCAAGCTTAGGAATAAATAAATTTGTTAATGTCTTAGGTTCTAGATTGACCTCATTTGGAGCAGAAGTGTATTTAATTAATAATGCTGGAACTTGGGTGCCTCTAGATGACTCCTCACTGCATTCATTTAGCGTAATCGGTAACTATGTGGTAACTTCGGGTCAGCATGAATACACTGATAAAACAATTAATGAATATTCAAACCCAGAGCCAGTCATATTTCAATCCTCATGGATTCAAAAAGAAGATGATGCAAAGTCAATATCTAAATGGATAAAAGATCTATGGTCAAAACAACAGTCTGTTGTAAATATGCAAGTATTTGGAAACCCGCTGGTATCAGTAGGAGACATTATAACGATTAACTATCCGTCAAATAATTTAGACGGAAGCCAAAAGTTTGTTGTAATGAATGTAAATAATTCATTTAATGAGGGATTGGAGACATCAATTACAGCTAGGACATTATAGTCTGTAAATGGTATAATAAAAAAATGGCAACTGAGAGAGTATCAACCACAAGCGTAACAGCAGACGCACCTATTGCCCTATATACAAATTCTCCAGAAAATGCAGATTTAAGCACGAACTACAAAAAGTTGATACCTGGTAATTCCGTGGGAGCAATGTATCTTGCTTCAAACGATATAGGGTATAATGAAATAGACGGAACAACTATTGCCATAGAAGAAAGCTCTGCATCATCAGGAGCAGAAGGTGGTGAGTCTGCAGCAACGGCTGCTGCCCCATCTCTTTCAGATATACAGGTAATCTCAAGAGAAGTTGTATATGATTCAGCAGGCAATCCATCTGTTCAAGTCGTATTTAAAATTAAAAATTCAAGTGATAAAAAATTAAAAGGAATTAATGCAAGAGTGGAGCTATTATGATAACAAAGTTTGGTAAAAGATTTTTAACAAGCCACCTAGCTGGATTAGTTGATTTTACAACAAAAGATATAGTTTTAGGAATAGGTGATACAACTCCTAATCAATATGGCAATGACACAAGATTAGATTTTGAGTTTTATAGGCTACCAGCAACTTTAAGTAGCATAGATATTAGATCTGCAAACATAACAGGACTATCTACAAATGGATCATCTGTAACATATACAGCAGAAAATAATTTTAGTCCAGGACAGACAGTAAAGATAACTGGAATTGTTCCAACTCAATATAATGTTTCATCTGCCGTGGTTACAACAGCAACAAATTCAACATTTACAATATCATCAGCAGCATCAGGATCTTACGTATCTGGTGGTTACGCCTCTTCATATTCAGCAATATTTTCAGCCACAATACCGCAGGACGTATCTGGAGTTATATCTGAAATTGGATTATATCCAGGTTCAAGAAAATCAGCAAATAATTTTGATAGCAAGTTTATAACATCTTTTGATAATAATTTAAACTGGACAGATGGTTCCTATAATCCAGGCATCACATATAACTCTGGAGCTTTTCAATCTAAAATTGGCGACAACATGATTACTGTAACTGCTTCAGCAAACACATCAAAAGAATATGGAAATTCACAAACCTACTATGATATTTCTGGATACAGTATAAATGATAGTATAGCTATTGCTTATAAAAAAGTTGATACAAATGTGTCTAAAATTAGAGTAAAGTTTTACAGTTCACCAACCTCTTATTGCTGGGTAGATTTTACTCCGCTATCTGGAACAGGTGACAAGATACAGTCTTTAACTTTAAATAATTTGTTTTCAAACACAACAGCAACTCCTCCAGATCTTACATCAATAATTAAGGTAGGTATAGAGGTTACCGCAGGTTCAGGCGGAGCCACAACTGTACACTTTGATGGGATTCGAATTAATGATGAAGACACATTTGATCCGTACTACGGTTTAATTAGCAGATCTGTTTTAACTGGATCTGATATATTAACAAAAGTTTCTGGAAGACAAGTGGACATAGAATACAAGCTAGCTCTGGAGTTCTAAATGGCAGATGCATTAGGCGATTTAGCAATAGTTCCAGTAACGAGTAGTGATACTAATTACTTTTTGCGTAAAGTAACTGGATTAAAAATTGATAAAACTTATTCATTTAAATTTCAATGGGTTTTAGAGGATGGAACAGTAAGTGATTGGTCTCCAGGATATCAAATAGTAACTCCTACAGAAAGCATACCCACAGCCCCTTCAGCAGTAGTTCCTTCTACTTCAGTTGGTAATATTCCAGTAACACTTTCTGCATTCCCAGCAAATGCTAAGCGTGTAGATATATATGTAATAGGTGGAATTTATGGATCAGGTAAAGTTGTTGATTCATTTTTGTCTGCGGGAACAAAAACAATTTCAATTTCAGAGCCAGGGGAATACTTAGTTACATTAATATCTGTTACTCCATCAGGCATTAATGGAACTCCAACAAATTCATTTGCAATTACAGTTTCAGCAAGCAGCGTTGACACCACAGTTCTACCTGGAGCCCCTGCATCAGTTGTTGTAACAGGCTTTAATGAACCATCAGACCCATTAAATAGAACTGGGTATGTAAACATAAGCTTTACCGCAGGAAGCTCGGCAAAAGGACATACGATTGGTTTATGGACATCAAATCCAGGATCAAATGATCCAGTTAAAGTAATAACTGCCGACGGCACATCAACAAAAATTGATGGCTTGTTTGTAGGTTCAACATACTATTTTAAAGTAAGATCATTTAATCAATTTAATAACACCTCTTCCTGGGTTGCACCTCTTGCAAATTATCCAGTTACTATACCTGGAACAATACTGGTGCCTGGCGCAGTTACTATTTCTGGAACAGCTGCACCAAAAAGTATTGTAGTTTCATGGGGAGATCCATCAAGCAATGCATCTCTTGTAACAAATGGAGGGTATTATGAAGTAAATTTATATACCAATAGTTCTGGAACAGGATCACCTATTGAAACTAGAAAAGCTTGGAGTAATCAAGCTTCTTTCTCAGGTTTAACAACAGGAGTTTCATATTGGGTTACAGTTAAACCATATACAGCAGGAAGCACACCTATTGCTGGAACTCTATCATCAGTTTATGGGCCATTAATTCCTACAGCAATTGATAACCCAGATTTAAAGGGCGACTTTATATTAGCAAGTAATCAGTTGCAAGTGGGTTCAACAAGCGGGGCAAACGATATACATTTAAGTGCATATACAAAAACTGTAGATTCACTATCCACAGCTGGAAGAATTTATATTGGTGGTCCAGAAACTAGCGGAAGTGTTGCGGTAGGACTCTATAATAATTCGGGTACACCATTCTATGCAGATAACCTAGGAAGATTTTCATTAGGAGATAAACTAACATGGAGTGGTAATTTAGCTACACCAGCACTAAATATAAAAGGAACAATAGATGTAACTGGGCCAAGCACATTCTCTAGCTATGTACTATCTGGTGCAACTAGCTCATCTTTTGTTGGAATTGGGTATCAGGTTCCATATAGACTTTCTAATACATTGCAAACTGGTGCAAATGGATTAACTGGTCTTGTAATTAATAGCAGTGGAACAGTTGCAAATAGTGATTATATAAAATCAGATGGAACATTTAGACTTGCCGCTGGCGCATTAACATTTAGCAGCGGAGTTCTTGCGGTAACTGGAAATATTACAGCAAATGCTATTGCGGCTAATACAGACATTAGTGGAGCAACGGGAACTTTTACTGGGCCTTTGAGCGTAGGAACAACCACTCTTGCAAATATTACAGGGGCATCTTCTGTAACAGTAAATAGCGTTACTAGAGTAAGATTTATTGCTGAAAATGCTTTAAGAGCAAATGATTCTGTTACTATAAGTGGTATTGCACAAAACCAAGTCTTTGCTTACTGGGCTGGACCAGGAAATACTAATCCAGTATATAATTATTTTAATAATCCATTTAATTTAGGAACAGTAACTGTTTATGAAGCAGGTGCAACCTATTTTGATATTCAAAGCAGTGTAACTGGAACGTATACTTCTGGTGGAACAGCAACTGGAACTGCCTTTAGAGTAAGTTCTACTGGATTAGTTAGAGGCGCAGCAGGACAAATTGGTGGTTGGGTTATTGATGTAACTAAATTAAGAAGCGCATCAGGCTCAATATCTTTAGATCCAATAACCCCACAGATAACAATACAAGGATCTGGTGGGTACTCTGGATATAATATAACACTTGCACCTCCAACAGGAATAACAGCAGGATCAACATTTTCTGTAACTCCAGCAGGATATCTTACTTCAACAAGTGGTAGTATTGCTGGCTGGTCAATTGGATCAAGCGCTATTTCTAAATCTACTACCTATACCGACCCAACCTTTGGTCTAACAACTTTAACAACTACACTCGGATCTTCTGGAAATATTACTATATCATTAGATACAGGCTCAGACTTCTTAAAAAATTCTTTATTCGTTGTAAAGAGTACAGCAAGCGAAACTCAAATAGGTCCCTCATATATAAATATGCAAATTGCAGCAGTTCCTGCTTTTTCAGTTCCATCTGGAAGCATGTACATGGGTGTGTCAGCTTTGTCGCCAAGTTCATATTCAATATATTGGCAAGGATCATCACAGTCATCTGGGTATTCATCCTTTAAATGGCAATGGCTTAATTATCAAGGTGCCGAACGAACAGCAAATACTGCAGGAGCACAAGGATATGATACACTTCCTCAAAACGTAAGACCTTTGGTTGTAGATACGCAAGGTTATCAATGGCTTGGAGCAACAAATTATTTTTCAACAACCCAAACAACAACACCGTCAACTGGCACAGGGCAAGATGGCGACTTCTTCTTTAGTACAGCGTGATATAAATGCCTAGTATATGGAGAAAAACTGGCGGAAGCTGGGTTAAACTTAAAACAGTTTATAGAAAAACTGGTGGAAGCTGGCAGTCTGTAAAAAGAGTGTGGAGAAAAACAGCAGGAGCTTGGCAACTTGTTTTTTTGCAAGCGCTAACTCCATCAATTCAAACTAAAGTTACTATATCAGCTTCAACTTCTGCTACTCAAACCAGAACTCTTGTCGGAAGAGTTTACTTCTGGTCTAATGCTACGGGGGTAACTTATCAGTTTGCAAAAAGCATAAACGATATATCTTATACAAACATCACTGGTGCATCAGGAACATCAACAAACCCTTCATCTGGTGGAAGCAATACCAATGATCAATATTTTTTAAGTCAATCTGATTTAACACCAAATACAACAAATTATTATAAATATATCTCTAAGGCAGTCAATTCAACTTTTGGAACAGAGCAAACATCTTCTTCGGATTCTATAGCAATAGAAGCCCCAAGAGACTTATCTCTTTCTGCAACAAAGACATCTAAGACCGTAACGGTAAATTTTACAAATGACACCTACTCTGGAAGATACGAATATCAATATAAAAAAACTGCAGACACTGCGTGGAGTTCATCTTTTTATGTAGCACCTGGTGCAACTGAAACATCTTTTACTGTTAGTTCTTTAGATAGCAGCACTAATTATAGCTTCCAGGTAAGAGGCTGGACTGGAACCGCTAATGGTTACGGATATTATGGAAACTGGGCTACTGTATCAGCAACAACAAATGCTCCCGCTGTGCCAAATCCGCCAACAAACATTACTTATAATACAATATCAAAAGACTCATATTTTATTCAATGGACATCTCCAGTTACTGATGCAACACATGATGCAGCAACAGGATTTGATTTTGGTTCAAGCTCTAGCAATACAACTCAGCCAGCAACAGAGGTAACCGCCGCTGGAGTTTCAAACACTCAATGGAAAACTATTACAATAGTAGATAGACCAAACAACAATGAACTAATAAGCAGCCTAGCAGCTGGCACAACATACTACGGTTGGGTTAGATCAAGAAATGCAGGAGGAGTTTCTGCATGGGCAGTAGGAGCAGCTGTTACAACAACTGCATTAAAACCACCAAATAATATAACTGGTCTTGCAAAAGATACGACTGTAGATTCAGAAACAAGTTTAAAATTTACTTGGACAGCTGGCGCTGCTACGAGTACAAATGGAGCCGCAACAAGCTTTATGTATTCTTACAACACCTCAAATACTGCCCCTACAGATGGAGGCACATATGAAACAGCTGACTCTACAACAAACGTTACTTTAACAGGCTTAACAGCAAATACAACCTATTTTATTTTTATTAAAGCAAAAAATGCTGACGGACTATCAAGCACTTGGGTTAGCGCAAGTGGAAAAACAAAAGCAACAGCAAATCCTCCAGGTCCCGTAGCAACTGCTTCTGCAGGAAATGCATCACAATCAGGATTTAGATTTTCTTGGACACAAGGAACTGGAGGAAATCCTACAACATATTTAATTGCATTAAGCACATCAACTACAGAGCCAACTAGTGAAAATATTTTTAGCTATGATAATTTTTATTATGAATCAGGGACTGGAACAAACTATACATTTTCAGGTCTTTCCTCTAGTACAACTTATTATTGTTGGGTAAAAGCTAGAAATGCAGACGGTACATCAACTTCTGTTAGAAGAACGGCAACGACAGCTGCTGCTCCAACTGTAGGAGCCCCATCATGGACTTCGGCAACAAACTTTCAAAGAGTCACATCTGGCACGGCAAACTTTAGGTGGGGGTGGGGAAATACAGGCACACTATCTCCAACAACTGGAACTTATACAACAATGACTAGAAACGGAATGTTTTGGGAATTTTATACATCGCTTACTGGTACAACCCCTTCCAACTCAGGATATAAATCTCAAACTACAACAAATGACAATAGAGTAGCCGTAAATGGAACTAACTTTCCCTATTTATTGTGGAGTGCGGGTACATCTCCAGATGTTACTTATAGCGCCAATCCAAGATATGTTAGAGTTCAAGCTGACTCCTATGATTATGAAGGAAAATTTTGGCAGTCTGCATGGACGGCACGAATATGATGTTTTCTTTATATGATAAAATAGGTATGGTTGAAGATCGGATAATAACAAAATCCAAAGAAAGAGATTTGCTGTGGGAAAAAATTAATTCAGAGGGTCTTTATTGGGAGGATATCCCAGACCATGAGTATATGAAGCAGATGGAAGTTTTCAGGGTAGTAATTAATGCTTTAATGGTAGAAAGAAATACCTTGTATGAAACGATAGAGAATGATATAATGGGTAAAGGAGGTCCACAATGACTTATGAACTAGGAAATGAAGAAAAAATTAATATGGTAAATCAGCATATTAAAAACTTAAGCTACTCTAAGTATGATTTAGAGCTATCAAAGCTGGAGGCTTTGGCAGTACACACAGCCGAAGAGGTTGCTGCTATGGCATATCAAAATCAAATAGATGAAGTTACATCTAAAATACTAAAATTAGAAGAAATTTTAGACACACTAGCCCCAACAGAATAGGGATATTAAAATGGATAAAGCTGAATTAATTATAACTGCATTACAGCAAAGAATAGGTGAAATTGTCTCAAACTACGAGACACAGATTGCAATTCTTCGTGCAGATATAACGCAACAAATGCAAGAGTTTGAAGAAAAAGAAAAAGCAGTAAAAGAATTTCAAGATTCTTTAGAGGCATAAGGAGAAATAAAAAATGGCATTTAATGACGGAGAGCCAATTGACGCAGCCAAACTTGGCGCATTAGAAACATCTCTTGCAGAAATAAAAGCAAAGGTTCCTCAATTTGGATCCTCTACTACTAATATCTCAATTGACAATTCAAGCATTCAGAATGCTGTTGTTCCACAGATTTTTGGCGGGGTTAGCGGAGAAGTTTTAATTAATCCAGGACAAACTTCTACATTTACAATTAATTATTCTGCAGCTAAACTAACATCACCACCTAAATCTATTATATTAACACCATATAGAAACTCTGGAATTGCACACAATCAGGCTTATGTTGTAAAGGATTCAGTTAGCAATACAACAGCACAGTGCAAAGTTTTTCAAGAAAAAGGCTATACTGCAGGTAAGACCTTGTTTTATTTCTTAGTAATTCAACACTCCTAGTATTGACAATTTAAACCTATATGTTACAATTACTGTAACATCAAAGTCACGTACCCGTGACTTTTTTCGTATTAAGGTAGACAATGAGTAACGATTTAAAATGGATGTTATCATCCGATCAGCAGTTCCCGTATCAAGATGATAAGATGATAGCCCTATGGTTTAAGGTCATGAAGTGGTTTAAGCCAGATGTTGTGGACTACCTTGGAGATACAGACGACCAAGCCTGCTATAGCAAGTATACTGAAGGACGATCAGCAGAGTTTTTAGAGCATCATAAGAATGATAGCAAAGATTTAATTGTTCCAATGATGCGCCATGAAGCAAAGGGCGCTAGAGATTTTTATACAAAAACAAGAGAGATGCTCCCAGACGCACAGCTATTTTCTGCATTAGGAAATCACGACATCCGTATCTTTGATTATGTTGACAAGAAGCTTCCAGACTATGCAAGCGAAGTAACACCAGAGGCTTTGTGGAGCTTAGACTCTTTGGGGTACGACTATATTTATTATGATAGTCTTCCACGAAAGCGATTCGGAGATATTCACGTACACCATGGACTTTCAATTGCAGCAGGCGGGGCAGTAAGAAAAGATATGGAAGACATGCAGGTATCTTTAATTAGAGGACACTCTCACAGAATTGCATCGCATATGGTAACATATGAACTTAGAAACAATGGTGAGGGAGAGACCTTGCGTGGATACGAAATCGGTCACATGTGTGATGAAAAGGGTCCAGGCATGAAGTATACTCAACACCATGATTGGCAAAAAGGTTTTGCCATTGCACATATTGAAAATGGAGAGTACCCACACGTTCAAATGATTCATGTGTCTCCTAATTATACTTGTGTAGTTGATGGAAAGATGTTTAGCTTATAATGTGGTGCGGTAAATGTGGAGGAAGAGTTTTTGTTGATAGAGTATTTTCACAAAAACTTCATTGTGAGCTTTTCTGCGTTATGTGCGGAAAACGCTGGATGGTTAATAAGGAAACGAGTGTTTTTGGTAAATGGTTAGACGCAAAAGAAACGGCAACCTTAAAGAACTACGGTATTTCTTCTTAAACGATAAGATACATAAAGTTTTAAGGTCATCTAGATCTAAAGATGAACTTGTTGCTTGGTGCTATCCAGACAGCAAAAGAGTTTTATATTCTTATTCTCAGGTGTATAAGCATTTGGGTAAAGCCTACAGCGTAAAGCAAGTAGGATTACTTTTAAATAAACATAGTGTAACTATTCATGATTATATAATTGAAGGTAAAATAAAAACTCCATCAAAGATATATCCAATCGGTGATCCTACAAATGAAAACTGGTCTAAGTATTTATTTAGCGAATCAGACATATTGGACATACATCAATTTATTTTAGACGCTGGGCATTCAAATAATATGCCATCAAGGGCGGAATTATTGGGGCTTCTCAAACACAACATTATATTGTATACTAAGAGCTCAGAGGGTAAGTTCATACCTGTATGGAAGGCGGAATAATGGCAAGCAGTCGTATAGTTATATGCCCTGAGTGTAATAAAGAGCTTGAAGTAAGATCTGATTTTGCACACATGACATTATCTAACCATATTAAGAAGGAGCACAGATGACAACAAGAGTTAAAGTAGACCTATCATTCACACGCAACCTTGGTAACTATGAAAGCATTAAGATTGGCGTAGGGGTTGAAGACGATATCCGTGATGGAGAAAGCGTAGATTCGGCTACTGAAAGAGTTTATAAGTTTGTTGAAGACAAGCTTATTGAAAAGACTCGTGAGGTGGAAGAAGAACTAAAGCGTGGCTAATGAAAAACAGCCATATATTCTTATCGGGTTATATCTTTCTTTATACAAAGAGAAGTATAACAAAACCGTAACTATTAACAAGTTCCGTGAAAAATGGGCTATGCAAGATGTAATTGATAGTGTAGGATATGATCGTGCAGTAGAGCTGTTACAGTACTACTTCAAGACGAATAAGTCTGGGCATCCGTTAAACTTCTTTTACAATAACTTTGATAGGATTGACCAGCTAGAAAAAGAAATTAAAAAGGATAAGGCAGTTCGCAGTATTCTGTTAGAGGAAACTAAAAAGATGGTGGAGGGCAAAGAGTGAATACAGAAGCAACTTTAATTTCTGCCGTATGTAAGAATAAAGATATCAGTACACTACTTGCAGACAATGTAGATGAGCTATTTACTTCTCACAAAGATATTTGGGAAGGCCTAAAGTCATACTACTATAAGTTTAAGGCTGTGCCAGAAGCTGGAATCCTTCAAGAAAAGTTTAAAGACTTTGAGCCAGTAGAAGCCAAGGCAGAGACTGGATATTACTTAGACCAACTTAAGAATGAGTTTATATCAAATAAACTGAAGAGCATTATTATTCGTGGTGGCTCAGCATTAAAAGAAGATGCAGCATCTAGAGTGCTTGCACAAATGCAAAGCGACTTGGCAAACCTAAGTCGTTTTACAAACAATGTCAGAGACTTAGATATTATTGATGTTGAAAATGCAGCACGACATTACGAGGCAGTTAAAGAGAGATCATCTGTAATGGGTGGCGCACCAGGAATCCTAACTGGCTTCAGTGCAATTGACAAGGCTTATCCTACAGGAATGGCCCCAGGCCACCTTATTGTGGCTATTGGCTGGCCAGGACGTGGTAAGACATGGTTTACATCATATCTCGCCTGCAAGGCTTGGGAGCAGGGCTTTAAGCCAATGATTGTATCTCTTGAAATGTCTCCAGAAAATATGCGTGACCGTATCTTTACAATGCTCGGCTCAGGATTATTCCGTGCAAGTGATTTGTCAAAGGGAGACATTAACATTGATGATTTCCGATCATGGGGAAATAAAAAGTTTGAGGGCAAGAACAGCTTTGTACTAATTTCAAATGAAGGTGCTGCAGAAGTTACTCCTGCAACAATTCAAGGCAAGATTGATCAGCATAAACCAGATCTAGTTATTCTTGATTATCACCAGCTATTTAACGATAACAAGCGAAGCAATTCTGAAGTTGAACGTAACCGAAATGTTTCTCGTGAGTTTAAAATGCTTGCAGTTTCAAACAACATTCCTATTATTGATATTACTGCAGCAACTGCAGATGATGTGTCAGACCAAGACAATCCGCCAATGATGTCTCAGGTTGCATGGTCAAAAGCAATTGAGTACGATGCAGATATGGCTCTTGCTGTACATAGATATCCACAAACTAATATGATTGAGATTGTGTCTAGAAAAAATAGACATGGTCATGACTTTAATTTCTATCTAGACTGGGATATCAACCGTGGTATCGTCAAAGAGATTTACGAGAACCCATTCCAGAATGACGCACAAAAGAATTAAAAGATTTCAAATTGATGTAGAGTTTCATGATAATGCTCAACTGATTAGCTTAAAGCCACAGTACGAGACACTATTAACTCATGACATGAGATCAAAAGGATATGCTAGGGTACTTGACATAGACACTGCATTTTCGGTAGAATTTACAGGAGAGACGTGGAAGTTCTTAATGACACTTCACGGAGTATACGTTGGAAAGAAGCAGGCATGGCTATCAGAGGGTATAACGCAAGGAAAGTTGATTCCACGCACTATGCGCCAAACCACATCAAGTCAATAATTAAAGCTTTAGGGCTAGACATTGTTGCTGAACCAGGTAATGAGGTTATGTTCTACTGCCCATTTCATTCTAACCGACATACCGCAAGTTGTTGTATAAATAAATCATCAGGTGTTTGGCTTTGCTTTAACCCATCATGCGGAGAGGCTGGCAGTTTAACAGAGCTTGTAAGACGTGTATTGCATAAGAATGATTTTGAGGCTATTAGATTTATTGCTGCTCAAGAACAACAAGCATTAAATAACTTTGACGAAGTGATAGCAGGTTTGTTTGAAGAGAAGCCAGACTTTGAAGAGTTCTCACAAGAAACTCTTGATAGACTACATGCAGATTTAGCAGGCAATAAAAGTGCAAGAGACTACCTTGAGTCCAGAGGAATAAACAAAGACTCAGTAGATTACTTTAGATTGGGGTATTCGCCAGGGATGAATATGGTAATTACACCAGTACATAGTCCAGATGGAATGCCAATAGGATTGGTTGGAAGATCAATTGAGGGAAAGTCATTTAAGAATAGTACTAACTTGCCAAAGAGCAAAACATTATTTAATGTTCACCGTGCTAAGAAAATTGGCGAGCATGTAATTGTTGTTGAATCTAATTTTGATGCTGTTAGAATTCATCAGGCTGGGTTTCCTAATGTGGTAGCAGTTTTGGGCGGGGTGCTTTCAACAGAACAGCACAAAATATTAAATAGATATTTTAATAAAATAACTATAATGACAGATGCAGATTTGGCTGGCAGAGAGCTAGGCTTGAGCATAGCCAATAGATTGAGGAACAAAGACATCTTGTGGGCTTCCTATGAATATGGTAGAATATATCCACATGATGCAAAAGATGCTGGCGATATGACAGATGAAGAAATAAAAACATGCATTAAGAATGCAGTTTCTGACATAGAGTACAGGTCTTGGACCCCATAAAGTTAAATATACAGATGGATATATACCATCAACTACAAAGGAGAAATACATGGGAATAGTAAAAGGGTTGAAAGACCTTAACAAGGTAATGGACAAGCCACAGTCTTCAGGTGGAGACGGTACAAAGGCTCGCTGGGTTAAGTTGGAAGATGGAGAAAGCGTTAAGGTTCGTTTTCTTCAAGAGCTTGATCCAGACTCACCTACATATAATGAAAAGCTAGGTCTAGGATTTATTGCAGTAGAACACACAAATCCAAAGGACTATCGTCGTAAGGCTCTATGCACAATGGACGATCAAGGAAAGTGCCACGGCTGTGAGCAACATCGTAAGGACTACAAGGCTGGATGGAAGGGTCGTTCAAGACTTTACATTAATGTTCTTGTTGATGACGGCAAGGAAGATCCATATGTTGGAATCTTGTCTCAAGGTTCAAGCGGTAAGACAATTACACCTACATTAATTGAGTACGCTGGGGAAATGGGAAGCATCACAAACTTGATGTGGCGCATTAAGCGTACTGGTACAAAGACAGATACAAGTTACACAATTATCCCATTAGCAAAGGATGAAACTCCTTTTGATGGTTCCTCTCTTGAGCTTTATAAGCTAGAAGAGACTGCAGTCCGTGATCTTCCATACACCGAACAAGAGTCATTTTTCTCTGGTGAAAACGGTGGAGAAGAGTCAGCTTCATCAAGCAGCGTAGACTGGTAATATAAATAGTTGCAGGGCTGGTCTATTGACTGGCCCTGCATTATTTGTTAGAATAACAACATGATCTCATATGAAATACCAGACCCATTTGATACCTTTGTAGCAAACAAGTACAAGGACTATAAGGGTATGTTATATGATTTCTTTGCAAAGGAATGGCATATGAAGGCAGCTTGTTGCGGAGAAGATTTATATGCACCAAATAAAAAAACAATGACTAAGATTAGACTTTATCATACAAGAAACGAATGCATGGGCGGATACTAATGAGCTTTACACATCTACACGTTCACTCATATTACTCATTAATGGATGGGCTAAACTCACCACTTGAGCTTGTTCAAGCTGCAAAAGCGGCGGGTCAAAAAGCAATTGCCATTACAGATCATGGAACGCTATCCTCTCATCGTGAAATGCAGATAGCATGTAAAGAAGAAGGCATCAAGCCTATCCTGGGAGTAGAAGCATACATTTCACCAACAGATAGATTTGATAAATCATCAAAGACGGATAAGTCAATTCAGGCTTATAACCATATTATCTTGCTAGCAAAAAACAAAAAGGGCTTAGAGAATATTAATATCCTTCAAGAGATTGCTTGGAATGAAGGATTCTATCATAAGCCTAGAATCGATAGGGAGGTCCTAAATGAATACTCTGAAGGCATCATCGTACTTTCTGGATGTCTTAATGGTCTTATTTCTAAGGCTATCGAAAAGGGCGAATTCTCTGAAGCTAAGATGGTTCTCAAAGATTTTAAAAAGACTTTCGGTGAAGATTTTTATGTTGAGGTTCAATCTCACAACCCCGCAGAAATAAACTCTAAGTTGCTTGAGCTTGCCGATGAACTAAAAATTAAGGCGGTGGCAACTGGAGATGCACACTTTGCTAAGGAAGAAGACCGTGTACTAGAAGAGGCAATGCTTATTCTATCAACATCCCCTAAAATGGATAAGGATGCTGACTTTGAAATGTCTAGACAGATTAAAGATATTAATGAAAGATTAAATTACCTATACCCAGACCGTAGAATTTCATTTCAAGATTACAATTTATTTATTCAGTCACAATCTGAAATTGAGTCCGATTTCAAAAAGGCTGGAATTACTCGTACAGATATATATGAGAATACTATTAAAATTGCTGATAAGGTTGAGGAATACGACTTTAACAGTGGTTTAGACCTGCTCCCAGTACCTAAGACAGATGCCGACGAGAAACTGGCTCAGATGGCCTCTGAAGGCCTTAAAAGACTAGGTCTAGCAGAGTCTCAAGTATACATTGATAGGCTTGAGGAAGAGCTATCTGTAATTAAAGATAAGTCATTTGCCTCCTACTTTTTGGTAGTTGCAGATATGATTAACTGGGCAAAAGAAAATGATATCAAGGTTGGGCCAGGCCGTGGATCTGCTGCAGGCTCACTGGTATGCTATGCACTTGGAATTACAGATGTAGACCCAATTAAGTATGACCTACTATTCTTTCGTTTTATTAATCCAGAACGTAATGACTTTCCAGATATTGATACAGACTTTGAAGACCGCCGTCGTAAAGAAGTTAAAGACTATTTAAAGAAAAAGTTTAAGCACGTTGCATCTATTTCTACATACACTTACTTTAAGGATAAGGGTGTTATTAGAGATGCTGCTCGTGTATTTATGGTGCCACTATCTGATGTTAACCGTGCAATGAAGTCTATTGATACCTTTGAAGATTTTATTGAGTCCCCCAACACAAAAGAATTTAGAACTAAATACCCAGAAGTTGTTTGGCTTGCAGACAGATTGCGTGGAAGAATTAGATCTGTTGGAGTACACGCAGCAGGAGTTGTTGTTGCAAAAGATGATATTAGAAAGTATGCTCCAGTTGAATCTAGAGCAGATGCAAGTGATTTAGTTTCTGGAAGAATTCCTGTTGTGGCATACGATATGGATACGGTTGCAGATATAGGTCTTATTAAGCTAGATGCCCTAGGTCTTAAAACTTTATCTGTGATCTCAGATACTTTATCTTCAATTAAAAAGAGATCAGGTAAAGACATTAATCTTTCTGAATTGCCACTAGATGATGCAAACGTATATAAAATATTAAGCGAGGGCTATACAAAGGGAGTGTTTCAGGCAGAAGCAACTCCTTATACAAACTTACTTATAAAAATGGGTGTAGATAAGTTTGAAGATCTTGCTGCTTCAAATGCGCTTGTTCGTCCAGGAGCAATGAATACTGTGGGTGCTTCTTATATTAAGCGTAAGCATGGTGATGAAGCAGTACAGTTTATTCATCCAATCATGAAGCCATTTACAGAAAACACATATGGAGTTATTATTTATCAAGAGCAGGTTATGCAAGCTTGTGTACACCTAGGAGGAATGACCTGGTCAGAAGCTGACAAGGTTCGTAAAATTATTGGAAAGAAGAAAGATGCAAAAGAGTTCGACCAGTTCAAGGATCGCTTTATTGATGGCGCTTCAAAACACATTTCTAAGAAGCAAGCAGAAACGCTATGGCATACTTTCGAGGCTCATGCTGGGTATTCTTTTAACCGTTCCCATGCTGTTGCTTACTCTATGCTCTCTTACTATACGGCTTGGCTCAAGACTTATTATCCTTTGGAGTTTATGTTTTCGATCCTTAAAAACGAAAATGACAAAGACGCCAGAACAGAATATTTAATTGAAGCAAAAAGATTAAAGCTAAGCATAAAGCTTCCACACATCAATGAGTCAGATGTTTTCTTTTCTTTAAAGGGAGACTCAATTCGATTCGGTCTCGGAGAAGTAAAGTTTATTTCAGACAGTATTGCAAATAAAATTATTGATCAAAGACCATTTAATTCTTATTCAGAGTTTATTGAAAAGGCTTCTAAGAAAGGGAGTGGAATCAATAGTCGTGCTATCTCTGCACTAAATGCAATCGGTGGTGCGGCATTTGAAGATAATCCAAGAAATGGTAATGAGAAAGATAACTACTACGAGTATTTAGGCATACCAACATTTAACTTAGAAGGAATTCCTCCACGTATTAAATCACAGGCTAGACCAATTGAGGAGTTTGAAGACCTAGGTTCATTTGTAATGTTTGGAATGGTTAAGTCTATTAAGCGTGGCAACGGGTGGGCACGTATTGAGTTAGTAGATGAAACTGGATCTATTGGCTTGTTCCATACGGAACAAACTCAAATAGAAACTGGACAGATGTATTTTATTCTTGTTGGTGATAATAGAATTGCTCGTTATGTAAAGGTAAGCGATATTGATCCTTCAGGCTCTAATTCATTTGTAGATTACCTTTATAAAAAACGATACGACCTTGACGAAGATGAGTATGTTGTAGTAGACTTTACTCCGTATGTAACCAAGGCGGGCAAAACAATGAGCCATATTATATTGGCAAATTCTGAAAAGGAATTAACTAGAGTAATTGCTTTTCCAACAATGTATAAGATGTCCCTAGCCAAAATGCGTGAGGGAATGAAGTGTAAAGTAGTTCTATCAACATTAGATGATGGAACATTAATGGTAAAGGAAATAAAATGACAGAAGAATATGATATTAATGATGTTCAAGCTTCATTAACGGCTAGCAAGGTTCTTGTTGCAATTCTTGAAACACTAGGTGAAGTAAGAGTTGAAACAAAAACCCTGGTTGGTGCAGAAAATAAAGATAAAGAATTAATTGTTGACTATGATGAGACGGGCCCAGCATTCATTTTTAGACTTCCAAAGCCAGGGGATCTTGAGTACAATGCAGAAATTGTTCAAGATGTTCCAAGCGAAGAGGAATTGATTAATGACTTCGAATAGTATTGTTACAGAATTTGGACTAGATGCACTTTCTGCAGTTCTCCATGAAACTGCTATTGAAAAGGGTTTCTGGGATGGAACAATTAGTTATGATAAGGTTGGCAACAAGCTAGCTCTTGTTCATTCAGAGGTAACAGAAGTTCTTGAAGCAATTAGAAAGAATAAAGGATCAGAAGAAGTTGTTGAAGAAATGGCTGACGTAATTATTAGATTATTAGACATTTATGCAGCAATGAGAAATTCAGGAGATTTAATTCATAGCCTAGATGACGTTCTAGATAAAAAAATTAATATAAATAAAGAACGACCAAAGCTTCACGGCAATTTATTTTAATGCTATACTAAGGGAAAGAAAAGGTTTACATGAGTATATTAATAGATGATGTATTAGCAAAATTAGATCCAAAAACAAGAGCAAGAGTCCAATCAGCACAAGATGTTCAAGTTGAAAAACAACTTACACCAAGCATTGGATTAAACTTTGCTTTACGAGGCGGTTTGGGTTATGGTAGACAGGTTCTTGTCTGGGGAAATAAGTCTGCTGGAAAGTCTTCTTTCTGTTTGCAGATGATTGCAATGGCACAAAAAGAAGGAAAGACCTGTGCTTGGATTGATGCAGAGGCATCGTATGATCAGTCGTGGGCAGAAAGCTTAGGAGTAGATTCATCTTCCCTTATCTATTCTCCAGCAAAAACTGTAAACGATATGGTTGATGTTGGCACAAAGCTTATGGACGCAGGTGTAGACTTAATTGTTGTAGATTCAATCTCTGCACTGCTTCCAGCAATCTATTTTGAAAAAGATGGAAATGAAATGAAAGATTTGCAAGACACAAAGCAAATCGGCGCTGAAGCAAAGGATATGACCCACGCAGTCAAGATGTTAAACTATGCAAACAAAAACACACTACTTGTTCTCATCTCACAACAACGAAATCAATTTGGATCTATGCATGCTAGTCACATCCCAACAGGTGGCATGGCAGTCAAGTTCTTTTCTTCCACTGTCATTAAACTCTGGTCGTCTGAAGCTGAGGCGAATGCTATTAAGGCTGGGATTAAAGTTGGCGACAAGATCATTGAACAAAGGGTTGGACGGCCAGTTAACTGGATTATTGATTACAACAAACTCGGTCCCCCAAATCTATCGGGACAATATGACTTTTACTACCAAGGGGAAACTCTTGGTGTAGATCGCATAGGTGAAACACTAGATGTTGCAGAGATGTGTGGCATTGTAGAAAAAGGTGGAGCATGGTATACAGTAAATGGAGAACGTTTTCAAGGACGTGCAAAGGCTGTAGCATATTTAAAGGAAAATCCAGATGTTGCAGACAGCTTGGAAGAAGAGATAAATGCCAAATCTTAATGAATTTTTTGATAAAAAAATTGAGCAAAAAGAATATAGTCTAGAAAAGCTTCCAGGTCTTAGGGCATGTAACACATGTGATGAGGATGTAAATGGAGCTACATGGGACCCAATAGAGTTAGTAATGTCTTGGAGATGTTCTAAGGGTCATGAAACAATTTTTAAGGTTCAGTAATGTCAGAAAGAGCAGAAGTAAAAAGAGATGGTGCTAAGGCACAAAAAAATAGTGGCCGTGGTGACTATCAAAAAGGTGATGCAAAGTGGAATCAGTTTCTTGTAGACTACAAGGAATCCAAAGCGTCATTTAATTTAAACAAAGATGTATGGGCTAAAATCTGTACAGATACTTTTAAGGTAAGTCGAGATATGCATCCCGCTCTTAAAATAATTATCGGTGAGGATTCCAAGGTTCGACTTGGAATCATTGAGTGGTCAGTCTTAGAAGACTTGATCGCATTCTGGGAGGAAAATAAAAATGGCTAATCCAACAATTACAATCGTTGGTCGTGTAGGACAGGATCCAGTTAAGCTAAATAATGGCGGAGTAAGACTTCGTATTGTTTCAAATGATCGTGTAAAGAATGATGCAACCAATCAATGGGATGACAAAGACACATCATGGTGGACGGTGAAGGCCTGGAAGAGTTTGGCGGAACAAAGTATTGCTACCCTTAAGAAGGGTCAAGAAGTGGTTATTGTAGGTAAGATCTACGAAGAGACATGGAAAGATAAAGAAGGCAATAGCAGAACATCTTACGATGTGAATGCAGATACTATTGCTGTAACTACATGGTCTTTGTCTAAGGATGCCCCAAAGTCATTTAGCCCTATTAAAGATTGGCATATGGATGATGTAGAGGTTCCTTTCTAATGAAGGAATTAATCTATACAACACTTACTGGAGTTGCAGTTGGCGGAGTTTTTAGTATATTCAAGCTTCCTATCCCAGCACCACCAGTATTTGCTGGGCTCATGGGAATTGTAGGTTTATGGATTGGGTATGCAATTGTTCAAAAGGCTTTTGCATGACATACTTTTTATTTGGAGTATTGTTGGGATTTTCAATCGGGTACCCCTTTGGATTGTTTATAGACAAGGTAGATAAATGGCAGAAGACAAAAACACGCTAGAACTAATCAGTAACATTACTGAGTTTAATGACTTGCATGAGTTTATGAAAGATGAACATCTAGATAAAGCATTGGCTATTGTTGTAAAGCTGCTAATGAACCCAGATGTACCTTCTGCAAAGGCTCCAATGCTTATCATGGAACTTCAGGCAATGTCTACTAAGTTTGCAGTAATGTCTTCAGTTTATTCTACTATTGCCAAAGATAAAGCGGGAACAGTAAACAACAATAAGAAGAATGTATATTATTCAGTAAAGGAGTCCATAGACAAGCTTGTAGATGCACTCAAGTATGTTGTTAGGTATAATTCATAAATGGCTAGAGATATTGTAAAGAACCTTAAGTTCAAAAAGCATACAGGAAAGTATTTTGATCCTGAGCTTTTTGCTCAGCTACTTGATGAGTCATACCGAAATACAAAACGTGCCGATGGTGAGATGACAAAGAAATCATTTAGCCCAAGTTCGCTTGGCTATGGGCATGGTAATTGCCCAAGATACTGGTATATGGCTTTTAGTGGTGCTATGTTTATTGATGATAATGATGCTGTTGCAGTGGCTAACATGGCTCAAGGAACACAAGCTCATGAAAGACTTCAAAAGCTTATTTCTACAATGCCGCAGTTTAAAACTGAAGAAGAAGAAATTATAAACGAGTATCCACCCATTAGAGGTTTTATAGATCTTATTATGGAGTATGATGGAGAACTTGTAATAGGTGAAATTAAGACTGCTAAGCAAGAAGTCTGGGACACAAGACAGTCTGAAATGAAGCCATCTGCTAACCATATGCTACAGCTTTTAACTTACATGAAGTTAAAGAATGCCAAGGAGGGATTCTTTCTTTATGAAAATAAAAATACTCAAGAGATATTAGTTATCCCAATCAGCATGAATGAACGCAATAAAGAAATTATTGAGAGTACATTTAGATGGCTAGAATCAGTATGGGATAACTTTCAAAATGGATATCTTCCAAGAAGACCAGAAGGTGCAACTAAATCAAAGATGCCTTGTACCTATTGCCCAATTAAAAAAGAATGTTACGCAAAGGGCGGTCCAGAAGGTACTGTAGATCTAGATATATTTGTGGTGCCTAAGATATGATTTGTGCTAACAAGGAATGTGCTAAAGACTTTGAGCCTAAAACTCATAATCAAAAATACTGTACAGACGAATGCTGCAGAGTTGCAACAAATCGTAGAATTATGGAAAAATATTATGAGAAGAAAGCTATTAGAAATGGAGCAGTTCGTCCATGCAAGAGATGTAAGATACAATTAAGTAGATACAATAAAACAGAATACTGCGCTACATGTGAAAAGAATATTGACTTGACCACAAAAGGCAAAGTAAAAAGGATGTTAGATGACATTGGCTAGTCTTGCAAAGACAAAAGCAAATAGAGTTTTAGGTATAGATGCCTCAACAAACTCTATTGCTTTCTGCTTGATGGAAGACGACAAGCCATTAAAGTGGGGCAAGATTGAGCTAAATGGTCTAGACATATACGAAAAAATTTATGATGCAAAAAAGAAAATGCATTCAATGTTAGAAGAACTGAAGTCAGATTACATTGTTGTTGAGGGTGCAGTGTTTGTTAAGTCGGCAGATGCTGTAATTAAACTATCATATGTTTATGGAGTTGTTATTGCAGAACTAATGTCTACAGGTGCTAAAGTTATAACTATATCCCCTTCTTCTTGGCAGGCATATATAGGTAATAAGAATCCTACCAAGGAAGAAAAGCAGGCAATAAGAACACAGAACCCAGGCTACGCTGATTCCTGGTATCAGAATAAATTAAGAAACATGAGAAAGCAGAGAACTGCTGACTACTTTAATAGGAAGTATGATTTAAATGTGGTGGATTTTGACGTTGCAGACAGCTTTGGTATTGCACATTATGCTAACAAGGTGCTGACAGAGCGATGAAGTTATATCAAAATAAAGACTGGTTGTTTAGAAGGTACTCTGTACAAAAGAAAACAATTGTAGAGATTGCCGAAGAGTGTAAAGTTTCTGCTATGACTATACAGAGATACTTAGAAAAGTTTGGACTGATTAAAAAAAGATGAGCAAAGACGTATGGCTAAACGCCAATCAAGAAACAGCTGGAGATCTTATACTTACTGGGTATCATGGCCCTTTAAGAGATATGCCTGTGTATGATGAGGTAAGATCTTTATTCGGGCACGGATCAACAGCATTAGATTTTGGGTGTGGAGTAGGAAGAAACTCTGTAGCCTTATCAGATACATACGACAAGGTTATTTCTTTTGACTTGCCAAGCATGATAGGCTTAGTACCAGAAGATAACAAGCTAAGCAATATAGCATACACAACTGACTGGGAGTATGTAAAGTCTTTTAAGTTTGATATGGTATTAGCAAGCCTTGTATTTCAGCATATAGAGGATTCAGAGCTTAATTCATATTTAACTGATTTGTCTCAAATAGCGGACAGATTGGTGCTACATAGCAGAACTTGGATTGATCATTCTGCATCACAGGTATTGCCAATTGTTGAAAAATATTTTACAATAGATACCATAGAGTATTCAAAAGATCCCAATAATCCTATTGACGATCATTTTATTGCAACATTTAATAAGAGGTAAAAATGGTGGGCTACCCAAATAAAGATGGCGGATATCAAGCTTGGATTACAGATCTACAGTTAATAGCAACAGATGCCCCTTCAGGACAAAAGATTATTAGACAGTGCCTTGAAATTGCAGAGATGCTAATTAATAAAAATATCTCATATGGAGATTCAGCACTCAGTCCAATTCGTATATTTTCTCAGGCGGATAACCAAGAGCAGATTAAGATTCGTATCGATGATAAGATTAATAGAATTAAGAATGGATCTGGCTTTGCTGGAGATAATGATATTGATGACATGATAGGATACTTAATCCTGCTTAAGATTGCCAAAGCTAATTCTAATTGACATTTTAGTCAACTGAAAGTATAATATAGTAATGAGCGAAATAGAGTTAGCCCAGCATTTTGACCGTATGAATAAGGTCGTAGAAGAACTACTCAAGGGCAATACGCCAACCCAGATTGCCACCATCACTGGATTCCAAAGGAAAGAAGTCCTTGAGTTCATTGACGAGTGGAAGTCTGTCGTGCATAGCGACAGTGGAATTAGAGATAGAGCAAGAGAGGCTATCTCAGGTGCAGATCAGCATTACGCCATGCTTATTAAAGAAGCTTGGAAGACCGTTGAAGATGCAGACACACAGGGAGCCTTGGCGGTAAAGTCAGGAGCCTTAAAGCTAATTGCTGATATAGAGACAAAAAGAATAGCAATGCTTCAATCTGTTGGCGTATTAGAAAATAATGAAATAGCTTCACAAATTGTTGAAACAGAACGCAAGCAAGAAGTTCTTGTAAGAATATTAAAAGAAGTTACAGCAACATGCCCGAAGTGTAAGATGGAAGTTGCAAAAAGATTATCTCAGATTACTGGAATAATTGAATCAGTCCCAGTAGAGGAAGCAGATGTCGTTTGATTTTGGTGATCTTATTGACATGCTTGATGGCGAAGAGTTTGACGAAAAGCCAGTCGACTTAAGAACATTTGTAAACCATCCAGAATACTTAGGCCTTCCACCTTTATCGGAGTATCAGTATACCCTTATAGAAAAAAGCTCACAGATATATAAAGAGTCAACACTGATTAAGCTTTTTGGAGAAGACGAAGGTAAAGTTAGATTTAAACAAACTGCAAATGAAGTTGTCGCTCAACTTGGTAAAGGATCTGGTAAAGATTACTGCTCAACTATTGCTGTTGCCTATATTGTTTATTTACTTCTATGCCTAAAGGATCCAGCAACTTATTATGGAAAACCTCCAGGGGACAGCATTGATATTATTAATATTGCTATTAACTCTCAGCAGGCAAGCAATGTTTTTTTTAAGGGATTTAAGACACGCATTGAAAAATCACCATGGTTTGCTGGCAAGTATAGCGACAAAGCAGCGGAAATTAAATTTGATAAAGCAATTACAGTTCACTCAGGACACTCAGAAAGAGAAGCCTGGGAAGGTTATAACGTTATTGTAGTTATTCTTGATGAGATCTCTGGCTTTGCTATTGAGAATACAACAGGTCATGATCAAGCAAAAACGGGTGGTGCAATCTATGATATGTATAGGGCATCAGTTGATTCTCGTTTTCCAGATTTTGGAAAAGTGATTTTGCTTTCTTTCCCACGTTATAAGAATGATTACATACAGCAAAGATATGATGCTGTAGTAGCACAAAAAGAAACTATTATTAGAGAGCATAAGTTTAAAATGGATACGGATCTTCCAGACGGAACAGATGGCAATGAGTTTGAGGTTCAATGGGAAGAAGACCATATAGTTTCTTATAAAATTCCTAAAGTTTATGCATTAAAAAGACCAACATGGGAAATAAATCCAGTTAGAACTATTGATGACTTTAAGGTTGCATTCTTTACTAATCCAACTGATGCTCTATCAAGATTTGCATGTATGCCTCCAGAAGCAGTAGATGCATTTTTTAAATCAAGAGAAAAGGTTGAAAAAGCTTTTAATAAAGGTCACCTTGCAGTTGACACGTTTGGTAGACTGGAAGAATGGTTTATACCAGATCCCGATAAAAAATATTTCTTGCACGTTGACCTTGCACAAAAGCATGACCACTGTGCTGTTGCGATGGCACATGTAAATAGATGGGTAAATGTTAAGGTAACTGATACATACTCTCAGCCAGCTCCAATTGTTGAGATAGATGCCGTAAGATACTGGACTCCAACCTCTGATAAGTCTGTTGACTTTACAGAAGTAAAAGATTATATATTATCTCTTAGAACAAGAGGGTTTAATATAAGCGTGTGTACATTTGACAGATGGAACTCTCACGATATGATGCAGCAGTTAAAGCAATACGGAATAAATACAGAAATTCTTTCTGTTGCCAAGAAGCATTACGATGACATGGCAATGGTTGTCTTAGAAGAAAGATTAACTGGACCCCATATTCAATTATTAATTGATGAATTGCTACAGCTTAGGATAATGAGAGATAAAGTAGATCACCCTAGAAAAGGATCTAAAGACTTAGCAGACGCCGTATGCGGGTCTATATATAATGCTATTAGTAGAACTAGATTTGATTCAAATCAAGAAGTAAATGTCCATACATACGAGTCTATGGCGTTTGATAATGATTTTGGAACAGAAGCAGATGGAGAAACAAGTTCCTTCAATATGATTAGGGCTCCAAGAATGCCAGAAAACTTAAAGGACGCAATGGACAGGATGATGATAATATGAGCACGTATCAAGAAAAAGCAAAAGAATGCAAGTGTTGCGGAAAACACGTTCCGCTTCCTACTGTATTAAAAGAATATAATGGAATAGTTTTATGTCCAACTACATTTTCTAACGTAGTTGAATATAAAAGAATATGGATAGCCGCTGGCGCAAGGCCAATGGGCAATATTCGCAAACATTTTTCAGAATATGTACAGCAAATAGTAGAAGATACTATTGACAAAAATGAAGACGGCACGTTATAATATACTTCTAAGCAACAATAGCTTAGTTGGTTAAAGCCCCGAACTCATAATTCGGTAATCGTAGGTTCAAGTCCTACTTGTTGCACGAAAGGCGGATATGGATAAAGAAGATAAGTTAGACTATTATATTTCTATCGGTGCCGTAGAACTAGCTGGAGTAGATAAAGATGGAGAGTTTGTTTTTAATATAACAGATGATGCAAAGTATCTTGCTCCAGAACTTTGGGAAGCACATGAAGATCACGTAAATGAATCATTGGTTCAGCTTTACGAAAAAGGATTAATTACAGTCACATATAATGATGATCTTGAGGCAGTAATTGAAATGTCTGATGAAGGAAAAAGGGTTGCTCAAGAGATGGGTTTAATAGAGATGGAAACCAATAACGATATCCCTAACGATTAAACAAAATGCCTTCGTAGCTCAGAGGACAGAGCAGGACTCTTCTAAGGTCTTGGTCGCAGGTTCGACTCCTGCCGAAGGCGCTATTGTCCTTATAGCCCAGCGGTAGAGGCGGTAGACTTAAAATCTATACAGCGTTGGTTCGAATCCAACTAGGGACACAATGCGGATGTTGCATATTGGTAGTGCCTCTGCCTTCCAAGCAGAAGGGGTGAGTTCGATTCTCATCATCCGCTCCATTTCTCACTCGTCCAACGGCAGGACATCGCCCTTTGGAGGCGAGAATCGTGGTTCGAATCCATGGTGAGAAGCAAAGAAAGGAAATGGTATACTATTAACATGGATATTATTTCTAAGATAAGACAACTACAATCTAGTTCTTTTGTATTTTATACAAAAGCACACGGTTATCACTGGAATGTAGAGGGGGTTCTATTTAAAGAACTTCACGCATTCTTTAAGGAAATATACGAAGATGTATTTGAATCAATTGATACTTATGCTGAATGGTCAAGAAAACTTAATTCACCAGCTGTTTTTCAGATTGACGAGATCTTGCAAAATTCAAATATAAAGTATGATTTTCCAACAAACTCACCACTAGAGATGATGAGAAATTTATTTGATTCAAATTCACAAATTATAAATGACTTAAAAGATGGGTTTGCTATGGCAAACTCTTTAAATGAACAAGGCCTTGCAAACTTTTTTGCAGAAAGAATTGATAAACATCAGTTCTGGTCATGGCAATTGTCAGCCTCATTAAAGACATCAGTAAACTAATAAATAGGAGAAATAAAAAATGGCAGCAGAACAAGGATCAGCAGCAAGACTAATAGAAGTAGCACTAGCTGAAGTTGGAACTATTGAAGGACCAAAGGACAATGAAACAAAATATGGAAAGTTTACAAAGGCAAACTTTCAGCCATGGTGTGGTTCATTTGTTATGTGGTGTGCAGATCAAGCAGGGGTAAAGGTTCCTAATACAGTCTATACACCAGCAGGAGCACAAGCATTTATTAAAGCGGGAACATGGCAGATGGCAGAAACAGCTACACCAGAACCAGGCGATATTGCCTATTTTGATTTCCCATCAGACGGCGTCGATAGAATTTCTCACGTAGGAATCGTTGTTGCAGTAAATGCAGACGGAACTGTAGATGTTGTAGAAGGAAACACTTCTTCAGATAAGAAGGGCGATCAAAGAAATGGCGGAGAGTGTTGCCTTAAGAATCGTGCTTACAAGAAGAAGAACGGATCAAAGCTTCGTAGAAGTCAGATCGTAGGCATTGTAGGATTTGGCAGACCAGCATTTGGCAAGCCTGTAGCTAAGACAGCAGCAGCACCTGTAAAGAAGGCAGCCCCTGTAAAGAAGGCGGCTCCTGTAAAAAAGGCCGCAGTAAAGAAGAAGTAATGTACGAGTATTACGTACGAAAAGTAGAAGCCGTAGTTGATGGGGACACAATTGATGTCCTCATCGACCTTGGTTTTGATATATTGTTTGCTTCAAGAGTAAGACTTGCTGGAATAGATACTCCTGAATCAAGAACAAAAGACCTAGCAGAAAAAAAGCTGGGGCTAGAGGCAAAAGAATATCTTAAGTATAAATTAAAAGATGCAAAGTCTGTAAAGATTAAAACCGAAAAGATGGATTCTTCTGAAAAATATGGAAGAATACTAGGCTGGCTATTTGTTGATGATCAAACGGTATCAATAAATGAACAGATGATTGCAGACGGATATGCATGGGGATATCTTGGTGACACCAAGGTTAAAGATTTTCAAGCCTTAGCAAAAGCAAGAGCAAAGTCTGGCAAGTAGGCTATTGTAATTCTTTAGTAGAAATGATATACTCATTACATGCTAAACAAAAAAACAATTAAGTTCTATGCTGCAGCGGAAGACATTTACCAAGTAGAGCAGCCTCCAATGCCAGCTAAATTAGCAATACCAGAATGGTTTAAAAGAATACCAGCAGAGGATCCTGCAATGAAATGGGGAGACCCAAGAGATGCTGGAACAGTAAAAAAATGTATGCCATTTTTAGACTCTCTCTCCGCTGGGTATATGGTTGTTACACCGCAAGATATAAAGATTGCAAAAAATGAAACACAGGGAACTATGGCTTATTGGGGAGCAACACCACCAGGAGCCGATGTTCTTTTTGATTTAGATCAGCCATTACATAGAACAAAAGGAATGCCAGTACCTCATGGCTATAATGAATATGTTTGGCGAATGATTGCATATCCAAGAATTGAAACTCCAAGCGGATACAGCGTAATGGTTACTCATCCATTTAATAGGTATGACTTGCCATTCTTAACAATGACTGGAATTATTGATTCAGATCAAGTTCATGCAAGGTTAGCCCTCAATATGTGGTTACGTGATGACTTTGAAGGAATTATTGAAAAAGGTACCCCTGTTGCACAGATATTTCCTTTTAAAAGAGAAGATTGGGTTCATGAGTCTTTGCCACCTTTTAGCAAAAAGCGGGAGCTTCAAGATACATTTAAAGTAAGGTCAGTAATGAATAGGTCCTACATGCGTCAGTTCTGGCAAAAGAAGTCTTACGAATAAATATCCAATATGCTATAATTATTATACATCCGCCTTATGGGGATGCTAAACTAACTCGCTTAAAAGGAGCAAAAATGGTAAACGCACTAACCCTGGATCTTTTTAGAGATCCTTTTTTTATTGGTTTTAATCGTGAAATGGAAAGAATGGCACATGTTCATCAGGCTGCAACACGCCAAACATATCCACCATACGATGTATTAAAGCTAGACGAAGATACATATCAGGTATCAATTGCAGTAGCAGGATTCACAAGAAGCGATATTGATGTTTCAGTAGATAACGGAACACTTATTGTTAAGGGTGAAATCACAGAAGTTACAGACGGTGAATATCTACATAAAGGTATTGCTGCACGTAAGTTCACTAGAACATTTGGGCTAGGTGAATATATGGAAGTAACTGGAGCTTCAATCGAAGATGGAATGTTAAATATCAATGTAGATAGAATTATTCCAGAAGAAAAGAAGCCAAAGATCATTAAGATCAAATAGTCTTTGGTTCGCTACCGAAGGAGACCTGAGCAAGTCATAAAAAGGCTCATTTAACTTAAAGGATAAGTAATGCCAGTATACGAATACAAGTGCTCATATGACGATGCACACCCAACAATGTCAACTCATAGATCAATTATGGATGAAGATCCAGGATACACTTGTGTAGAATGTGAGTCAGAAATGATAAGACACTTTACGCCTTTTGGCATACAGTTTAAAGGAAACGGGTTTTATAAGACAGATAATCCTAAATAGCCTCAATGGTATAATTAACTAAGCAAGCAAATTGTTTGCGTAGGAGCCATAGTTGAAAAAGAATAGGTTATTTAGAATAACAGCATCCATAATGCTTGCATTTGGATGGCTTTTTATGTCTCCCGCAGCTGGCGATGATCCGCTAACAGTAGCAGCAAAACAAATTGAAAATTTAAATTCAGCAGTAGATAAGCTTGATTACAAAGAAGGCTTAATAGATTTAATTGACATAGCGGAAAATAAGTTTATGTACGCTAAAAATCTTAAGGATGTTAGAGATACAGCAATTGTAGACTACCAAGATGCGGTGGAAGCAGAAGAATTAGCGTTAGAAGAAGTAAATATCGCTCAGTCAAATGTAGATGAGCAAACAGCCCTAGCATCCTTAGCTCTTGAAAATAAAAATAATGCTCTTAATGATAAGAATGATGCACAAGATGTACTTGATTTAGCCAATATAAATCTTCAAACAGCACAATCAAATATGCAATCTGCTAGTGGGACAGGTCTTCAATATACAGTATATAATCTAACCAGAACATGGCCAAGCATAGCAACTCCAAGTGGTGTGATTTGTTCTGGCACTTGGAATTCTAGTTCTATGAACCTACCAGTTTGCGGTAATAGATATGAAAATATAATTGTTAAGTTTACTGGACAAATTACAGTCCCATCATGGTTTACAACAGTAGCATTTGCAGGATACACAGATGATGGTTTTAGAATGTTTATTAATGGAAATCTTGCAGTTAACAACTGGGTAGAGCAAGGGGCAAGATGGAGTGCTTGGTCTCCAACATATAATGTAAGTGAAGACAAGACTTTAGATGTAGAGATATGGTGGTATAACGGAGGAGGTCCAGGATCGTACCATCTTGGCTGGACAATTCCTGGTGGAATGACTGGTGCAGGATGTGACTATGCTGGAAATCCAAGAGTATGGGGACAAAATTTTAGTTGTAATTTAAATACATTCTCATCTGGGTCAGGACCAACACAGGCACAAATAGATGCCTACAACCAAGCACTTGAAACAAGAAATGCAGCACAGCAAGACTATAATAATGCCTCAGCAGAATATAATGATAAACTAAATGTATATAATCAACAGGTTGCAGTACTAGACTCATTAAATCAAACATTAACTAATAAAGAGTCTGAGTATGATAACGCAGTAAATGATACAGCAAATGCTTTGTCTGAAAAGAATAGTGCCATAAATGATTTTAATAATGCAGTCAATGATGTCAATGGTGCAATTGATGAAGCATGGCGTTACTATGATGAGCAATCACAAAGAGAAATTCAAAGAGCAATTGCTCAAGCAGCAGCCAATGCTGCAGCAAACCAACCTAAGCCAGAGCCAAAACCAACTGTTGAACCAGACAAGCCAAAGCCTTCTTCACCACCAACAGAGAAGCCAGAGCCAAAGCCAACTAACAATACTGCTACAGAAGAGCCAGGACCAAAGCCAACGCAACCAGGTCCAAAGCCAACACAGCCAGAAGATCCTGCACCAAAGCCAGAACCTACAGAAAAGCCAAAACCAGAAGATCCTAAGCCAACACCAGCTCCAACACCTGAAGTAAAGCCAGAACCCACACCAGAGCCTTCTGCCGAGCCTTCTCCAGAACCTAAGCCATTGCCAAGACCAGATTTTAAACCAGCAGAGAATATTGATCCAGTCATTAAGGATGCAGAGTTAGCAGCACTTATTCCAGAAAAAGGTACGGGGAATGCAGAAGATTTATCTGGCGTTATTGCTAATCTTACAAGTAAAGATAATAAATTAGTTAAGCTTTCTCCAGAACAAACAGCAGCGGTTAGTCAAACACTTAAGTCTTTAACACAAGAAGCAAAATTAGAAGTTGCAAAAGATCTTGGAATTTCTGCAGGAGAGGTTTCAAAGGTGGCAGAAATAATGAAATCAAATCCTGCAGTCGCAGCAGCATTTGTTGAGTTTGCAGATAGAGCAGGAGAAGCAGGGGATACCCCAATGCCATTTACATTAGCAGATGCAACAACAGAAGTACAAACAGAAGCATTCTTAGCAGACCCGCTTGGAACAGTATTTGCGGTGGATCCTATAGAACTATTATCTAATTTTTCTGAGTTAGGTATGGATATGACAGATGATCAGAGAGAAAAAGCACAAGAAGTAATTGTCCCAGTGGTCATTGCATCACAAATTGCAGGGGCAGTAATAAGGAGGAACAGATGAAGATAATCAAAAAAGCATTTTCTTTAATCGGTAAAGCTTTAAAAGGATTAATTAAATGGTTTAAAGATGCAGGAATGGAATTAATTGCACAAGCATTCACCCTCCTTGGCTTCTTTATTGCATGGTTAACATTAACTGGATCAGCCAGAGATATAGTTGGAATTGCCGTACTGGCAACTACAGTTATTTGGCTAATAACAATCCCGTTAAGAAAGGATAAATAATGGCAAAAGCGTATATAGAAGAGCCAACACAGGTTGGAAGCGGAGCAATTGCAAGCATAAATAATATATTTATGAGAATTGTTGCTGTATTTGCAGCATCAGGACTTTCAGTGATTGGAGCAGGAGCAGTGGTTGGAATTGAAACCTACAAGGCTGTGATCCTTGCTGGAACATTAGGCGTTGCAACTGTTGTTGAAAAGCTAGCCCGTGGATTCCTAGATGATGGAAAGCTTACCGTTGCTGAGATCAATGCAGCTTTTTCAGCAGTAGATAAAAAAGCGGCTAAGTGATATAATTTACTTATGAACACCTATACAGTCAAATTAAATGTAGAGCTAGAGGTACAAGCCTTTAATGAAACAGATGCAAAAGACTATGTATCAGATATATTCAATGTAGATGAAGAGATTAAGGGTGTCAATATAGTAAAGATTATTCAGAAATGAATAACCCAGATAAAGAAATTACCCCTGCTGATATGCAGCAGATATTTGGATACTTAATAGATCCAGTTATACTAGAGATAGACAAAGAGATAGAGGATTTAAAAATCCCAGATGGAGATATTTTCTTATAAAATATCGTTGACAGAGCCGTAGTTTTTACTGTATAATAATACATAGAAACTACGGTTTCTGCTTTTTGGCCCTTAGCTCAGCGGCAGAGCGGGAAGCTGTTAACTTCTAGGTCCCTGGTTCGATCCCAGGAGGGCCAGCAAGATCATCTAGGCGGACTTACTAGATAGGAAAGAAATGCTTAATCTTACACTAAAGGGTGTAGAGGTCTTCATGGAAAGATCAAAGCATAGCAAGCAAGATTCATATTGGGAAAACTATGACTTACTAATATGGAAAAAAGATCCAGGCGGCTTTACAAATGTAAAGGGAATGTTTCGAAAAGATTCATGGGGTATTACAGAGAGAATACCAGTAAACGAAAACGGAATTTGGAAGTTGCCTAAGCATTATGTCAAATATTTTAAATGAACTTGGCGTAGATGAAGATGACCTTGACTGGTATCATCTAGCAGCATGCAGAGGCCTTGATACAAATTTATTTTATGATAAGTATGAAGCTGATCCAAATATAGCAAAGAGCATTGATGAAGCATGCCTTAGTTGTCCAGTTTCAAAAATGTGTTATGAGTTTGGTGTCAGCAACAGTGAGCAGGGAGTATGGGGCGGAATATATTTAAACACGGGAGAAGTAGACAGGCCAAGAAATGTACATAAGACACAGGAAGTATGGAAAAGGATAAAGGCTAAAAATGGAATTCATAAATAAAGATAAAGACCATTTTAAACATGGTATAAATCTTTGGAATGGTGAGCCAAATAAGCCTGTATTTTACACAAAAGAAATGTCATCAAAGATAAGAGAATTAAAAAAGCCAGTACCAGATCTTATGTTGGACATAGTTCAGTACCCAGAGTTTTTAGCAGTAAGACTATATGAAGATAATTTTGTTCAATATGAAGGAATCAAAAAAGAACAAGTAATAGATTATGTTGGAAAAGTTAAAAAGCTAATCGAATCTTACGGAGTAAGATGCGAACTTGAAGGGGTACCAAGTGCGAGAATACTACGAAGTAATTAATATAGTCTTTATTCATGAGTTAAGACTATGGGGCACATGTGACTCACTTGGCCTATATGCATCAAAAATCAAATACCAAAAAGATGGTATTGAATATGAAGAAATGCTAGATAATGAGGAGTTTACAGTAATGGAAGAAATCGTTATAGAGCATCAAGAGGAAGATAACTAATGGAAAAAATATTGTGCTATTGCTGCAATAAAACAAAAAATAAGCTTAATCTAAAGAAGTCTACATTAATTCCAATTAATTTATTTATGTGTGAATCATGTATTTCTTCTAAGTTTGAGCCTAGGTGGGTTATTATTTTGGCTGGCAGACAGCTAGGATCTGACTCAGTTAAAGAGTTTATAATTAAGAAACGGTATTGTGGAGCAGATATTGCTGCATCAGAACTATTAGTTTAAAGTTTATTTTAGGGTATAATTAACGTATATGGATACAACTGCCCTAATATTAACTATAGCAGCATCACTATTGAGCGGATTAGCGACAGGTGTAGTTGCTAATTTTAGGGACCACAAAAAAGAAATTAAGCGTAGGGTTGAGAAAGAACAAGATAACCTTAAGCTTGATTTAAAGGATCTCCAGATTAAATTGTATAAGGTTGAAAAAGACCTAGACGACTGGAAGGCTAAGTATTACGAAGCCCTTCAAGAACTAATTGAAGTTAAGGGTGAATTAGAGGAAACTCTAATTAGATTAACACATATCGCTCATCACGAGGACTAGCGTTTCGAATTTATATTTAGTATACTAGGAATATGACCTGCATAGTTGCCATTGCCCAAAACGGTGTCGTTTACATGGGATCTGATCACGCCGCCTCAGACGATAAGTCTGGATGGATACTTTCACGCAAAGAGCCAAAGTGTTTTAAGGTTGGCCAATACGCTGTTGCATTTACTGACTCATTTAGAATGGGGCAGATACTTCAATACATGTGGACCCCACCAAAGTATACACCAACAAAAACTAACTCAGGTTTAGATAAGTTTATGAGAACTAAGTTTATTGATTCAGTTAAGACTGCATTTAAAGAAAACGGATACGGAAGTATTGGGTCATCATCTGAAGAGGACACGGGTGGAATATTTATTGTTGGTTTATGTGGAAGAATTTTTACAATAGACGAAGACTTTCACGTAGGTGAGAATGTTGTGAATTACATGGCAGAAGGAAGTGGTGGCCAAATAGCTTTAGGAGCATTGCATGCCACAAAACATCAAAAGAACCCTAGACTACGCATTAAGGCAGCATTAGAAGCAGCAACTGAATTTAATATGAGCGTGGCAGCCCCCTATACATACATTCAAGTTTAATGTATAATGATACTATGAAGTGGTTACTACTTGTATCTATATTGGCATGCGTGGCTACCTACTGGGTCATGAAAATAAAAACAAACATTAGCTTATTTCTTGATAACTATGAGATAGCCATTATAGACAAAGAAGATGTAGAGCGCACTGGTAGACATACAAACGACATTTTAGAGTTGCGTCCAGAAAGTTATGACAAGTCTATTGATTTGAGAGGTACACCAACTCATTTATGCCCATGTGGATCAAACATATGGAACTTAAAAGTAATCTTTGAAGATTTTGAAATTGCTACATATTTCCTAGATATGGAATGTGTAAGCTGTGGTAGTGTTGCTACGGCACCTACCCCTGTAGACAGAATGGGAACGGAAGAATGAGAAAGTCAGAAAGATTAAGACTGCTTGAAATGCAAGTTGTACGACTTGAGATGATGGTAGAACTATATACTCAAACACTATCTAATCTATTAGAATCACAAGGGCTATCTGCACCTACACAGCTTGACGCTGGTAAATGGTACAAGGCAAAACTAGACCAATTAGATAAAGAATAGGTATTGACATCCTGCTTTTATTTAGTAGAATGTACCTATGAATAAAAAAATAACTACGGCTTTTGTAGCCTTACTACTTGTTGTTCCAACAGCATCACATGCTGCATTAAAGAACACATCGCTTGAACCAACGTTAGCAATCCTAGATACTGCGATTGACACATCCTTGCCATCATTTAAGGGCAAGATTATTCAAGAAGTTTGTCTTTTAGAGCGTGGCCCATGTCCAAATGGTAGCACTTATATGGAGGGTCCAGGGGCTGCATCAATGCCTGCTAACTTCATTACTAAAAATGGTTTTGATCACGGTACACAAATGACATACCTTGCTTTAGCAAATAACCCTAACATGAAGGTTTTGTTTATTAGAATTATTGGCAACAATCCAGATGGTATCCGTCAGGTTGCAACAGAGGCTGCTGTATATAATGCTTTGCAATGGGTTATTGATAATAAGGATAAGTATAATATTAAAGCAGTAACAATGGCACAAGCATCAAGCAACTGGGTTGCTGGATCAGATTATTGCCCAAAGACTCCAATTACTCAATCAAAGATCCAAACACTTGTTGCAAGCAACATTCCAGTATTTTTACCAGCAGGAAATGACTTTAACTATGAAAAGTTGCGTTGGCCTGCTTGCTTGCCAGAATCAATCGCAGTTGGAGCAACAATGCCAACTAAAGCAGTGGCAGTGTACACAAACTATGATCCAAAACTAATTGATTTCTTTGCACTTGGAACTACAACAACGTATGGTCCAGGAAATGTAAAGTTACCAATTGCAGGAACATCAGCATCAATTCAAGCTGCTGCTGCATCATGGATTGCTGTATCTTCTGCTAAACCATCTTTAACATACAATCAGGTATATGACTTGATTTCTAAAACTTCTACGCCTACAAGTAATTCAAAAATTAAGGGCGGTAAGTTGATTAATCTAGAGGGAGCACTAAATGGCTGAACAACAAATGACAATTCTTGAAGGAATTATTTCAGATTTAGGTAATGAGTTGTATCAGAAATGGTATAACGCTGCCGAAGAAGATCAAAAGACAGAAGAGATGTCAAAGGCTTTAAGAGAGAATGCTACACAAACTACTCTTTGGGTTATTCAAGAATTTATGAATAGATTCAACGAAGCAGCAGAATCACTAAAGGATAAGTAATTTGATCGTAACAGATAATTCCTTTGGTGAAGTAGTATCAACAAATGATTTAGTTTTGGTTGATTTTTGGGCTGAATGGTGTGGGCCTTGTAAAAAGCTTTCACCGATCCTGGATGAGATATCAAATGAGACTGGATTACTCGTTGGTAAGTTAAATGTTGATGAGAATCCTAAAAAAATGCAGGAATACTCTGTACATTCAATACCAACTATGGTATTATTTAAGTCTGGTCAACCAGTTAAAACGATTGTTGGGGCAAAGCCTAAGCATGTTTTAGTAAAGGAGTTGGCCGAATGGATGATCTAGAATATGATGAAGCCTACACTAACCATGTAGAGTTTGAAATATGGCTTAAAAATGGTTACGATAGAGGCTGGATATCAGATGTATTTTGTAATACACATGACGGACCACCATTAACAGAAGAAGAAGCACAAGAATGGGATGAAGGCGGAGATCCGTGTTCTTACCATGTAAAAGTAATAGAACTAAACTAATATTCTGCGCTCATCAAGAGGCAGAGGAAATAAGGAGAATAAATTAAATGAACTCATTTAAGAAAATCGCACTAGCCATGGTTGCAGCCATGACTTTGGGCACAATCGTAGCAACACCTGCAAGTGCTGCTGTAATGACAGTCGCTGTATCGTTGGACGGAACGGCTAATACAACCGCTTCTGCTATTGCTACACCTGCTGCATTACCAGTCCCTGCAGATAACACAGTTGACGCTGCTGACGCACTAAGGTTCGTCGCAACAGTTGACACAGGAACAAATGTTTCTGTAGTAGCAACAAACGCAACAATCGTGTCTGCACTACACACATCTGCTGCACCAGTAGGAGCATCGTCAGGATCAGCATCTTTGACAATTGCAACTGGTACAGGAACAACCGCAACATTTTGGGTCTACACAAAGACTACAGCAATTGGAACAGTAACTGTTACAAACCAGGGAACAACCTTTACATACTATGTACAGGGAACTGCTGGTAAGATTAATAACCTAACAGTAGCTGCACCTGCAACTGGTGCTGCTGGAACAAAGCAGGAAATCACAGTTACAGCAACAGACGTATTTGGAAACAAGGTTTCTGGAAAGTCTCTTACTGCAACAGTATTTGCTGCAACAGCAACACTTGATACAGCAACAGCTACAACTGGTGCTACACTTTCAGACTTTGGAGTTGCAAAGTTTAATGCAACACTACCAGCAACTGGATCACGCACACTTATTACATTCGCTCCAACAACATCAACAGATGCAACATCTGCAGACGTAGTTGGTTTGACTGCTCGCACACTTGCACCGTTTGCAGAAATTGCAGTTCGTGATCTAGTATCAGAACTTGCTGCTGAGAAGGCTGCAAAGGATGCAGCACTTGCTGCTAAGGCAATTTCAGATGCTGCAGTCGTAAAGGCTGCTGCAGATGCTGCTGCTGCTAAGGTTGCATCAGATGCTGCACTTGCAGCAGAGAAGGCTGCTTCTGCAAAGGCTCTTGCTGATGCTAAGGCTGCTTCTGACAAGGTTATCCTTGATAAGGATGCACAGATTGCTAAGTTAACAGCAGATAATGCTGCAGCTCTTAAGGCAATCAAGGATTCATTTAATGCACTTGCAAAGAAGTGGAATGCAAAGAATCCAAAGGCTAAAGTAACACTTCTTAAGTAAGTGATAGCACTCTAGCAAATGCTTTACGAAAGGCTGGGGATAATGTATAATTATGTTATCTCCAGCCTTTACCCTAACAGAAAGAATTAAATGAAAAAAGAAAAAGGACCAATCAATGTATACTGGGCTCCAAATTCAGTAGCAGAGGATGACGGTGCTATTGGAAACTGGAATATGCTTTATGAAGATCCAGTAAACGTTTTTAAGTATTGGACTCAGTTTGATATTAAAAGCAAGACAAAAGAGGGAGACTCTTTTATTAAATGTCCTGCATTTAAAAACCTATCTAAAAATATATATGCTTGGAATTGGCCAATAGACTCAAGCTACGAATATGAAGCACTTTCTACAGATGTTAATCAGATTAAGATTACTCCATTAACTGAACACTATATAGCCTGCTACCCACCAAGAGACCAAACTATGTCAGTTGGTCCAAGTATTGAGTTTTCTTATAGGCTTCATATGTTTGCGGAAGAGCCAGTAGAAGTAATGCTAACTAGCCCATATCTTCAACAAGTTGAGTATCTAAAGCATGGGTTTTTAACAAGCGGTCAGTTTGATATAGGACAATGGTTTAGAACACTTAATGTTGAGATCCAGCTTGCAGCTAATAAGGGTGAGCTGCATATTAAAAAAGGTGAGCCAATATTTTATGTTAACTTTTTAACTGATAGAAAAATAAATCTTAAAAGATTTGAGTTGACTAAAGAAATCGATACGTATTCAAGAAAATGTATTAATGCCAAACACATGTTTGGGTACAAGATGCCGCTTTCTGAATCGTATGCGATATTTAATAAATCAAGAACAAGAGATATATTGTTAAAAAAGATTAAAGAAAATTTAATATAATGGACGACCTAGGCTTATACTTAGATGAAAAGCTTAGACGTCAAATAGCTGATGAAATAAGACATTTAGAACTTCCTCCAGAGTGGAGACCAAGCGAAGTAATAAGATATATAGTTAGGATAATAGAAAAAAATAATGGGCAAACACCTAGATAAAATACAAAAGGCGCTAGAGCAGCGCATTGCAGCAACACCAAATGGGGCAGGATACAAGAAGCCTGGGTCTATGAATAAGAAGAAAACAGGATATAGGGGCCAGAAAGCCAAGGGTCCATCTAAGTAATGTTTAATGATGTATGTGAATTTGGAAACTGCAAGAACAGGGCTACAAGGCTAGCTGCCAAAGCAGAGGGCGGGATCATAGATATATGCGATACCTGCTGGCATGCTAACTACAGATCTTAATCAACTAAATGCTATAATAGACCTATAGATGGATTTCTAGAACCATCTAAATAACAAACCTATAGGAGTAATAAAATGTCAGACGGACAAAATTTAACAGGGTTTAACGAAGTTAAGCCAGTAACAAACACATCATGGAATGGCGAGCAATACGCTGCAGATCCTGCATCAGCTTTCCCATCAACAGATAAGTCAACACAAGACGGATCTGGCGTTGGAAATAACGGTAAGTAATAATGTGCATTGAATGTGGATGCAACATATTCGGAGTTGCCGATCTTGCGCCAGCAACTATTGTTGATGCGTCAAGAGATGGTGAATCAGGTCTAACTTTAGACATGACATCAACACCAGAGCAGACAAGACAATTCATTAATGAGTAATTTTCAAAAAGAAGATGGAACTGGAATGACTACTCCACCAGCAGCAGGAGCTGCATCGGGTGCAGTAACAAGCAGAGAAACCCCTAAGCGTTACCCAAGACAAGGTTTAAAGATTGATACCAATAAGCATGGTATTCGTAGAGAAACAAATCTTAATCAACAACCTAAAAAGGGAAGACCTAAGAAGGTATAATTAAATAATAATATGGCCTCAGAAATGGGGCCATATTATTTTAAGGATTATTATGTGTAAAAATTGTGGTAACTGTTCAGCAGAACACGGCGGAAGAACAATAGATGATGCGATAGATGAAACGTTAGACTCATCAATATAAACTTAAATAGGGTATAATTAATCCTATGCTTAATAAAATAATTGTTGCTATCATGGTTGCATTGCTATCCATCAACCTTTATTCCTGGCATAAATTAACTACAGAAAATCAAAAAGAGATTAAAAGGATAAATTCCGTTCTTGAGCAATGCAATAATAGCTCAAAGTAACCCCTTGTCAGTGCCTGACTTATTTGGTACAATAGTATAGTATGGGCAATCCTAGGTATATGAATGAAGCCTGGCTACGTGATCAATATGTGGCTCAGGAAAGAAGCATAGAGGATATAGCTCAAGATTGCAAAGTAACACAGGCAACCATCATAAGATGGCTTGATGAATATCGTATTTACAGAAATTGGCGGAGATTGATGTGAGTAAAGAACCAAAGATTATGCGTATGGATTGGCGTTCATTAGGATATTGGCCTGTATATAAAGATGGAAAGCTTACATGGGAAAAGGATCCAAAGAATGATTGATTGGTTAGTTAATAGAATATTTCGGTGGGATCCACTAAGAAAAGCTATATTTGATGAAGTAAGATTATATCAGTCTGTAGATAGATCAATGTGGGAATACGAAAAAGAAGGTCCATCTAATCTAACATGGTCTGAAGGCGATAAATGGTACGGATGGACATACAATAGTAACGCTAAGCGTTATTACTTTGATGATATTGGTAATGAATCATTGATGGGCTTATGGGAAGATCAATGGGCAAGAGAAGAAGCGGAATCTAAATGATGTGGTCATATGTTTTAGCAGCAATTGGCGTCACAGGCATATTCTTTGTAGGACGTAAGACAATATGGGGATGGCTAGTACTATTATTAAATGAATGTATCTGGATTGCATATGCATTAGCAACAGATCAATACGGATTTATCTTAATGGCTACGGCATATTCAGCTGTATACATTAAATCTTATCTCGCATGGAGACAAGAAGCAGCAAAAGGGATTTGGATATGAAGAATCTAATTAAGTCTATTGTATGTCGATTTAAAGATCATGTGTTGGTTGCAGCAGGTTCATGCCCGTTTACTGGCAGAACTTATCAGCATTGCACACGTTGCATGGCCATGATCCCCGTAGAGGAGTTAGCATGATTTGTGGTCATTGCAAACAAAAGTCGGCAGACCTAGAGCTATTTGAAAGAAACAACTATGCCGCTTATACATGTCCAAGGTGCGTTAATTTCTTTAATAGTTTTGATAGAGTCCTAAAAGAGGACGGCGAACTAATAGATAGACTAAAAGACTAATGTCTAGTTGTCCTATATGCTATTGCACAGTAGAAGAGAAGTTTATGTCTATGCATATTATGTGGCATGATGAAAATGATCCACAAGAACAAGAGCCTGTTGATAACTATCAACCTATAGACAGGGTTGAGTATGAGTTATGAGCAGGATGCTTGGACTAAAGCTTATTTAGAATCAGTTAGACAGAGAAACAAAGATAGATTAAGTAAATGTTTTATCTGTAAAAAGCAGTCAACTACAATTACTGCTATATTACATAAAGTATTACCTGTATGTGATATACATAATATTGATCGCAATTAGTGAAGCAAAAAGTGCGGCGGAAAGTAGAGACCATTCAGTCACTACGTGACCTTAAATTATAGAAATGATACAATAGGAACATGAGCGAAAAGACAGGATATAAGCCAACTTCAGGAATGCAGTCTGCTGCACGTAGAGCAATTAAGCTCAAGGAGCAGGGTAAGGCAAATGGTGCAGGAACTGCTGTAGGCTGGACAAGAGCTGGTCAATTAGCAAGAGGTGAATCCTTAAGCCTATCTACGGTTAAGCGTATGTATTCTTTTTTCTCTCGCCATGAAGTAGATAAAAAAGGCAAAGATTGGGATAATGCAGAGAACCCTTCAAATGGTAAGATTATGTGGCTTGCTTGGGGCGGGGATGCAGGATTCTCCTGGTCTAGAAAAATTGTTGAAAGAGAGAAGAATATGAAGAAGTCAGCAGAACTAAATGAATTTGTAGAAGAGATCAAGGATATTCTTGATGATGTAGTCAACCCAATTACTAAAACAGTTAGCATTGAAATTGAAGAAGATGATATGGAAGATGATACAGAAGACACTGCAGGATGCGATTGTGAAGGTTGCATGGAGTGTAAGGCAAATGGCGGATGCGATATGAAGAAGTGTAAAGGACATAAGGAAATGGCTAAGTCTGAAGAACTATCAGATGAAGAGATTTCAAAGAAGTATGTCTCTGATAATGAAGAAGAGGACAACTGGGATAACATGCAGAAGGCTTGCTGGGCTGGATACAAGCAGGTAGGCATGAAGGATAAGAATGGTAAGCAAGTACCTAACTGTGTCCCAATTAAGAAGTCCCTATTTGGCACAGAAGGACCACAAACCCTAATCCCAAGAAACAAGTAATATGGGAATTCTAGACAATCTAGAAGCTTATATTGAGTTTGAGCCAACCTACAAGGTGGCTTGCTCAACATGTAATAAACTATTCGTTAAATCAACAGATGAACCATTTATCTGCTTGCTCTGTTCGCAATAAAGAGGGCGGGAACCAATGGCATATAGCAGATTCTATGATAGCCATATATACATATATCCAAGTACAGAAGGATATATTACATGTGCTGGATGCTGGTTAAATAAAGATAAGTCTGGTTTAAGTATATTTCCCAATAGTACCAATATAACTAATGATGATCAATTAAGAGATCATCTGGAAGCTCATTCCAAAGCTGGTCATAGTATGCCAGAGAACTTGCTCCAAGAGATACTGGCTGATCCAGACAGATATGGAGCTATATCCTAATATCCCCCCGCCTCTAAAAGTGTCTAAAAACCCCCTTAGAAGGCTTTTTCTATGGAGTAAAGTGGAGTAATGTGGAGTAAAATGGTTATAGATAAGTCGACAATTACTATAGTTATATATAGTTAATTATATCTATGTAATTGAGCTTCCTTATAAGATGCCCGTAATGTCCAATTTGCTCCATTTGAGCATATAGACACATGGCATATTTTCAGGGATTTGTCAATAGCCCTCGTAAATAGCATATTTTGCCCACATTGTCAAGCATTTTTTCATATAAAATTCTGACAAATTCTGGGTATATTATGCTAGATTATATATATGTTTTATATCATTCTATATCTATTTGTCGACATTTCTACAAATTTCAGGGATTTTTTAGATGCTGTCGTAAATAGGAAATTTTGCCCACATGTCCACACACAAAAAATCCACAGGCTGTGGATAACCTGTGGATAATTTGGGCACATATACTAACCAACTAAGTATATGTTTGCCATATCTGAGTAATACTTAGATCTAATACAATCTGTTCGTTCAGATATATTATTTAGGAAGCTTGATGTTTTCCCATATGTAAGTCTTGTTTAATTTATCTAATGTCTTGCTTAGTTCATTTGCTAGAAAGAGTCCTTCTGATGAGGTGTTGTTATTATATATACCAGAGGGGGTAAGTTCATCTTCATGTCGTCTCCCGCCCCATTTAATGATCTGGGCAACGAGTTCCATGATACGGTCAGTGGTGTAGTACGGCTGGTCTGTAAGATAGCGAGCCAAGCTCGCTGCATTAAACCAATGGTCTTCTGTTAAATTAGTTAATTGTTCTGCTACTTTTTGTTCAGGTGTCTTACTCATGTGCTCCGCCTTTCGTGACCTGTTAGTATATCAAAATTAGGGAGGGGTGGCAAGCCTGGAAGCTCAACCACCCCTCGTTCTATTGGGGCTACTTAGCCTTGTTGGTCTTCTCGTCTGTAAATGTTACGCCCTTGTTGACAGCCTCCTGGAGAGCTACCTTAGCTGCTCCTGAGAAACGTCCACGGACTCCTACTGTAATGCCCTGCTGCTTTAGATATTCACGCTTTGTTGTCATTTGGTTTTATCCTTTCGAGATAAGTTATTTTGGTTAAGTATATCAAATTTTCAGGGGTTTGTAAAGACCCTCGTAAACCAGGCAATTTGCCCTTAGTTTAAATTTTTTTGCTCCATCCGATCTCTAATTAGTTTAGAGATAAGA